GCCAAGCCAGAGGCGATGTCTGCACGTTGACCAGCTAGACCACCAATCCCTTGCTGTGCCTGCAATCCAAGAGCGCCACCTTGCTGTGCAAGCCTACCTGCCAACTCTTGCGTGGATATGCCTAACTGTGCAGCACGTTGAGCAATGTCTGCCTGAGAAGTCAGACCACTAAGGCCAAGCTGTCCACCTTCAAGCGCGCCACGTTGAGCTAACTGCTCTGCACTCAATCCAAGGTTCGCTGCTTGCTGTGCAGCACTGATGCCTGTCTGAGCGCCTGCTTGGCCTAGTGATCCAGTTATTTGTGAAGCTTGTTGTCTGCGTGCTTGTGCTTGCTCAAACGCCTGCTGTGCGGCCTGTTGAGCCTGCTGGAAGCCTTGTGAGCGCAACTCAGCGCCAGTCTTGGCTTGTTGCTGCAGGACATTACGGCCAATCTCTGCTTGCGCTATGGCGCCACGAGATCCGCCAAATGCACCAGATCGCACCGCTTGATCACGCGCAGCAATTTTTTGCTGTTCGCCCAGTCGCGCAATCTCAGCTTGTTGCGCATCAATAACTTGTTGTGTGAACGGGTCTTGGAATCTAGATACGGCTGATGGATCGAACTGAGCGCCCGTGCCAGCAAGGCCAGCAATACCTTGAAGTGCAGTAGCTCTACCCATCTCACCGGCAGAACGGAGGTCTTGTCCTGCCATTTGCGTCTGCATTCTAGCTCGTTGTGCTGCGTCCATGGCACCTTCTTGGGCGCCAGTTACCTGACCACCGATGCCTTGACCGGCGCGCTCCATGGCTCTCTGGCCAATACGAGATTCTCTGCCTGCGCCCCTAGCCGCATCCATCAATCCTCTTTGAGCAGTAGCAGCCTCTCTGCTCATGCCTCGCTCAGCACCACGAATATCTTCCGCAGCGCCCCTCATCATGGCTCTGGCACCTTGATCCATAAACTGCGAACCCATGCGCGGGTCATAAGCACCGATACTTTGTTCATACAGTTGACGAGCGCGAGGGTCTGCAAAAGCGCCTGCAGAACGTGGGTCAAAACCACGAGCAGACTGCCTGAATAAGTTTTGAGCTTCTGTTAACTGTTGACCAAAACCACCGAGGCCACCAGCGAGGTTACGAGCTTGTACTTCTAATGGCGAAAGACCAGCCACCTGTTGAACAGGTATCGGTATTTGTCGGCCAATCATCCCGTATTCAGGATTAAAATAAAGATCTTGAAGTTGGCGCGCAGCCATCTCCGTTGCTGGATCTGAATACCTAATTCCAGCTTGAGGTAAAGCTAAAGGAACCCCAGTAGCAGCTATTTCATCTTCGCCTTCAAAAAATGACATTACGCTTTCCTCATAGCTTTTTCACCAGCACGCTGTAATGCATACATCATGCGAGCACCTTCTCTACGCTGCTCTTCTTTAGATTTACCAGCGCCTTCCAATCTACCAATACCTCTCACCGCTTTTGCATTAACAACAAACTCGCCATCGCTAAGCATTGCAGGTATGTCATCAGATGTTTCTGTTCCTGGGCCAGAGATAGGGCCGTTCATGCGAGGGAAGTCAACATCACCACCAGCGGCAAATCCGCCATAAATAGGCGGCGTGGCGTTTCTCATGGGATCTGTTTTTGGCCCAGATAAAAGAAGATCAGTCACTCTTTCTCTATCTTTTTTAGCTAACTCTTCTTTAAGCTTTCTAATAGTTTCCAACAAACTCTCTACAGACTGTCCTCCACCCATGGCAGAATCTGCATACGTTCTTCCTGACGCTCTTCCAGTTTCTTCTTGACCGCCGCCGCCGAACCCACCACCCCCAAGAGCTTCACTGAAACCAGTAAGCTTGCCGCCAAGATTGGTCATAAAAGAACTAAACCCACCTTGGTTCATATACATTGGCTCAAGCGATGCAATTCCGCCTTCAGCGAAGCGGCCACCGAAAGGATTAAACCCTCCTGGCATGCCAATTCCAATTTGTCTTCTTAAATCAGCTTGGAATTCGGCCATAGATTCAAAAGGTTCTTGGCCCTGAGCTATGCGCATTTCATTTATTCTTTCTAATGCTTTATCTGAAGCTGAGATAGGAGAATCATCCTCTTCTTCTTCATCTCCAACGGGTGTGCCGTCAGGATAAACTCGAATGGTTTCTGGCTGAGTTCCTGCAGGTACAAATCCAGCAGGCACTTGCGGTGCTGTAAGCGGCCCACCAACGTTTGGCGCAGCCATAGCGTAATTTCCATATTGGGCGCCAGGCATGCGTTGATAGCCAAAAGAATCTGCAGATGGATTAACTACACCAGGAGGTAAAAAAGTGGTGCTTTGAGCAAGACCAGGAACAATAGATGATAATCCAGCAGGTCTTTGAAAAAACGCTGGTTGGCTGTAGACATTAGTGGTGGCTTGAGTCGCTCCCGTCTCTAATGCCTGTAGTCTTTTGCCTTCTGATGTTGTTGGCATTTATGCATCCGCCATGTCTAGTTAACTAACACTTCCACCTACGTCTAGCTTGCCGTAGCCTTGAGTTAGGATCTTTCGCTGCTTTAGGAAACTTCTTCATTTGCCCAGCAGATCGAGCGCAGAAAGACTTCCTGCGCTTCGCACGTTTACCTGTGGGCTTGTCCTCCGTTACCGCCGTCTGGAGTTTACTACCAGGATTGGCCTTACGATACGCTTTTACACCCGCTTCTGTCATCCCCGCGCCTTCTTTTGTAGGGCGAAAATTCTTCTTATTACGCTTCGGCATGGTGTCGCGTTTACGCTTAGCGGCCTTTGATCTGCCACCCGTGACAGCCCCACCACCATTGAACTCTTCAGCGTAACGTCTAAACATCAGGAGTACCTAGTCCTCTTGCGACGGTCAGACATAATCGCACCGCATCCTCTATGGTTGCGCATCACTTCGCCACCATTGGCTTTTCTTACCACTCTGCGTCCTCTTGCAGAGGCAGGCGAGGTGAATGTCTTTACGTTTGTAGGCTTACCGCCTACGCCTTGAGGCTTGGCTCGCTTTCGCTTTACTGCACTACGACGCTCACCCTCAGTCATGGCTTTCGCTTTTGACCTAGGCACGCACTTTGGGTACTTACGCTTTGATCCTTTGGTCTTGGCACGCCCGCAGGCTTGGAACTTACCGTCTTTCTTCGGTGCTCCAATATCCACCCAGTCGCCCTTCGGGCCTTTGCCAAACCAATCTTGTAGGCTCATGTCACGCCTGCCATCCTAGCTCTTTTGGCAACAAAGCCACCGGCATTTTTGCGCACCACTCGCCTACCTCTTGCAGATGCAGGAGATGTGCGGACTCTCTTGGCAGCTGCAGATGTGCCGCTACTCTTAGGCTTTGGCCCTTTGAAGTCTTTACGCTTTTTACCAGACGGGTCTTTGATCTTTCCCGCACAGATCTTGCTGGCATAGGCATTTGCGTAAGCTGATGGATAAACATCAAACTTGCGCTTGGCTGCTGCTTTACCCCTTGGGCATAGTTTTGTCATGAACCTACACTCACTACTATATCGCCGTTAGTTATCACTTGAACCGAGCCCACAAGTGCTGTCGCCTCAAGCGGATCAGTGGTGTACGGTAACTCTTGAGATAAACTTATCCAGTTGTCACCATCGTACACCTGCAACACATTGATTGATGTGTTCCAAATAATATCGCCTCTGTTGAACTTTAGCTCATCTCGCTGCGTTCTGGTAAACAAAGGCGTTGCGTCTGGATCAAGAGAGTCCAAACTCAATTCTAATAAGCGCACAGTTCGATTGAACGTGCCGCCATCGACCATTTGGTTGCCTTGAATAAAAGGCAAACGGCCCCGTAATACTTTGCTCATCGTCTACCGTTTGGCTGCACATCTAGTCGAGTGCCGCCAATCCTGAACCCAAGGCCAAGCCTCACATCTGTTGTTCCGTCATCATCAGACTCAAAGCGTACAACCGCCTGCCTGCCACGAGCTCGTGCATCAATCTTGGTGGTGCTGCCGGTAAATGCCGTAGTTTGGTCAGTAGCTAATGAGTCGCCGGGGAAGTTGCGCGCTTTGATGACAAAGTTCATCGTCTGGCTAGAGCCGCTATCACCTGTGAACTTAACGTCTGGTATGCACCTGCGAATAAACTGAAACTCTTCGCCATCACCCAAGTCAAAGTCCGCGCTTTCAATGAAGACGTTATCCATAGGTGACCCATCATCATCAAAGCCAGTCTCGTGCGAGTAAACATAGTTGCTAGTACCATCGCTTCCTGCTGCACGAGGAAAGCTTTCAAGACCTTCATCAAGCCATGCTGTCCTAGACAGGTTGCCTATGGCCCATGTTTGCTCGACATAGTTGTAGGTAACATATCGGTCAATTACCGTATTCGTGCCAGAGCAGTAGAACCAACCTACCTCATCAAACTGTTTGTTCAAGAAAGCAAAAACCTGAAACGCCTGGCCTTCGTTGAAGTCATCAAACACATAAGACCTAACGCTGCACGGCACAGACTGCACGGCGCCTTGGTATGAATAAAACCCTTTCTTATCCATCCAAAACACACCAGCAGGCGTGTTAATCGGAGCATTTGGGCCAATAAGACTGACGCCCTCGTTGATTAGATTCAGACCAAAGGTGAGAGGCGCGCCGATAAACTGCAAGCTATAGAGCGCAACATCAGTCCATACAAGTGTCTCTTGCCGTGCTCGCAAGCCACCAACAATCTGTGATCCTGCAGAACAACGAAGAGAGCCCGCTGTGTTTGTGGCTGTTGGGAACCACTCAGCAGGATTCTCTTGGTCAGAGAAAGCAATCAACAAAGGGTCTATTGACCCGGTTCTTGCCGTTGCAGAATCATTGATTGGGTCTGCGCCAAGCGCAATAACGTGCCTATCTACATCGGATACCAGTACTTGCAAGGCGGCGGTGGGGGTGAAGTTAGCCCCCGACAAAGCTGAGATGTTGACAGCCCTATCTGTACCAAGCGTCTTTGCGCTGGTATCCCAGTAATAGATACCACCTGCCCGCACATTTGCTATCAAGTCTTCGCCAAAACTATCTAAAGACCAAAGGCGTAGCTGATTCAAAGAACTCAGCGCGCTTGATGAGCCCCAGGTGCCTGCACCCCATGCATCAGCGCCCCAACCCGTGCCAGCAACAAATACATCAAGGCCGACATTGATTTGATATGCGCCTACTGTTGAGCTACCGCCATTGCCACTGTCGCTGCTGTTAGCCGTTACCGTTGCGCCAGAGGTGTCTTTGGCTGTAATGACATACACGCTAGTGCTGGTAATCGAATCGATCTCATACTCTTGATTTAACACGGCAGCAACGACATTCCCGCCAAGTGAAGCAGCGCCAGAAAAAGTTACGAAGTCGCCTTTGGCTGCACCATGAGCAGTGTCAGTCACGTTGATTGAGCTTGACCCATCAGTTGCACCAAACGTCACATCGCCTGCAGATGTAGTAGAGCGTATAGGGGTGATGTCGTTGTAATTTGCGCCTGATTGTATGTAGAGCTTAGTGCGAGTGCCCAAGCCTAAAAGTTTGGTGCCGGATAAAGAAGTCCACCCAAACAGCTTTCTGCCTGTGCCATTGAAAGAAGCAGTAATAAACTTAACCCAACCGCCTATCTTTTCAGGCAAACCTTTGCGAAATCGAACAAGATTACCGTCAAACCATCCGCCTTCAGCGGTGTAGTCTGTGCCCTCTTTGTTGATGCCAGGGTTAAATATGTACTTCTGCAAAGGCATTAGATGTACTCACCACTGCGGATCATCTCCGTTACACGAATTGCGCGATCACCCACCTGAGTTGCCCATTTGCTATCCATAAACTCATCAGCAGCTATGTCAAACTGTTCACGCGACATAGCCTCCAGTGCCTTCACAAAGCCGCGCAATCTGGTCAGACCGAGGTTGAAACACATATCAATCATTGCATCCTGACGCGCTTCGTTCAAAGCACCGAACCAGAAGTAAGTGTCTGCTAACTCGCCCTTCACACGAGCAACGTCGTTGGCTAATAAGTAGTCAATTTCATCGTCAGACAACCCAAGGCCAGACTCTGAGATGTTCCTACCCACACCTATCGTTTCGTAGCCTGCACTACACACATATACCTTAGATCGTACACCTTCGTGTAGCTTCAGCATGTCTATTAGCTGAGTCATTACTTCTCCCGCGCTACCTGATTGACCTTCTCGTAGCTTCTCATAGCGCCGAGACCCAACATCCCCATCATAACGGGCACAAGAAGTGTTGTATCTACCTCTGGCACATCCATCCAGATACCAAGGACATTAGCGATGATGGTGTTGTACAACAGCCCTACTGCACAAATCCAACCGATGGCAGGTCGCCACCCAGCTACAAACAAACTCTTGTGTGCAGCTTCCATCTTGTTGATTTCTAGTTGGCCTTTGAGAGCCTCTTGAGCGTGACGCTCTGACATGGTGGCAATCTCATGTGCCAACACATTCTTCTGATCCTTATCTTCTATGAACTTGTCCAGCAGTCCTGTGACTGGCCCAACGAGTGATGCAACAATACTCATAATTTATTTCCTATTCGACCATGCTTGTGCCCCAAAGAACGCAGCTAAGATACCTGCAACGGATACAAAGTAGACCGCAGCCATATCGCCCAAAATAGATGCAGCTTGATTCATCCCAAAGAACTCACTGACAACCACAAGGCTTGGGTATAGCAACATGCCCCATAGCGCAAACCAACTCATAGCACGTTGAGCATCTGCTCGTTCATGCCGCAAGCGTAGCTCCTGCAACTCTCTGCTTGTTTGCAACTCTTCATCAGTGACAATGCCATCGCCATCCGCATCGTATTCGGCGTACTCACTACCGTCTTCTAGTCTCTTTGCTGCCATATCAGTCATAGAATTGTATGTTTGGCCTGACTTTAACAGGGATACAGTAGGCTGTAATGTTTTGCTGATTGTTCAACCGCCTGCGCTCTACAGGTTTGACCGTGCCTTGTTCCAGCCAGTAAGCAAATTGATTGCACCTGTGGATGTTGCGGAAGTGAAACTGGCCCGCGACTTGTTCGCCTTCGACCAGCATAACTAGCAGGAACGCCATTATCATCCGAATATCTTAATGATTAACACTATGGCCCCAACCGCTATTGCTCCACCAAGGAGGAGCGTGGTTCCTCCGACTAAAAGTTGGCTAATGAGGAGAGCACGCGCTTTTTTCTTTCGAGCTAACATCGCTAAGTGCCTCTGCCGCGCTTCTTCCTGTTCTTTTTTGGCCCTTTTGAAATCTTCTAAGAGCTTAGGATCAGCAACCAAAAGCAAGTCATTTACGCTTTGCCAATGTCTCTCATACTGCCTACGAAGCATCTGTATCTTGAGGATGTCATTTTGGCTAAGAGCCTTGAACGTAGAGTTTTTACGGTCTACTTCAAACGTGTTAAGGGCTTCTCCAAAGTCGGAGATCAGTCCCATCGCCTGCTGCACGCCCGAACCTGTCTCGTTAACCTGCTGAATTACTTGGTTAATTTGGTTCAGCAGCATCCCAGCCGCTGCGACAGATTCGATCACCATAGGACTTACCTCAAATAAATTGCGGTAAAGCTACAGCTACAACGACTGTGACGTAGACCCCCCAAATCATCATTTCGAGACGATCAAATCGTTTGCTGCCAGAAGCGAGGCGCTTTTCGATAGCCTCGTAACGTACCGCACACTCACGCTCATGCGCTTCAATCTGGGCTATTGCCTTCTCAGTGGGTGTCATTTACCGCTCCTTCATTCTGCACAGGAAAGCAATTTATATTGGCAGCTACCGTCCTTCGCTCACCTTCGCCCTGAAAAGGGTAGACCATGTGCTGCATCCAACTAGGAAACATATATAGCCTACCTACTTGTGGCCTCACTACGACATTCTGCGTAGGCTTGAGCCGTTCTCTATCCCATGTGCTGCTTTGCCCGTAGTTGAAGCAGAGACAACCATCGCTTTCGCCAGAGGCATTGTATAGCCCGTATTCTTGCGATCCCGGCCTTGGCCCCTGCACTATCTGTGGCGGCACCTTCGTCCATGTCGTACAGCTAATACCCATCACCGTTTTCGTGCCGTGGTCATGTATCGGGTTGTAATCACCCTCATAACTGTGGACTGACCATAGCTCATCCATCTCGACGTTTCTGTTCCCGTCCAGCACCTGACCAGATTGGGCCATGAACTGGTTAATATACGTCACGCCCATCTCGCACAAGAACCTAGAAAACGGTGCCAGCCTAGAATCTTCGTGATCCATTACAAGCTGCTCGCCTGTCTTGATCTGGCCCACCAACGTATGCGCCGCGCTGACCTTATCGTTTTGTGTGACTAACTCATCGAGGTAGTCATTACACGATTCAACGAACTCTGTCGGAATGTCCAACTCCATCAGGAACACTGACGGCAGCGGGTGCATCTGAAACTGAATCTCAGCCATTTACGACTTCTTCAGTCTCTTCTTCGTCGCCTTCGTCTTCTTCTGGCTCAACGAGTTGCGCGTCAGCTTGCACTTTAATCTTCATCATCAAAGGCCAAGTGCCTGACTTACTTGGCATATCGCCCAGTATCGCTAGGATTGCATTGATCTCGTTTTCTTCTAGGCTAATTTGCACGGTCTATTTTTCCTTATGGTGTATATGCTTTGGCTGCGGTAACGGCAGAGTCAATGGCAGAGAAGTCTTCTGATCCCCAATCGCCAAGCGCCTTGCCGTATTCAAGATAGCCAGAGCTACGCAAAACTTTTGCCTGCTTTTCAGTGTTGGTCAGGTCATTGCCATATTCATTGCTGCTGTCCAGCACACTGGTGATGACATTCGCGCCATCGAGCATCGCTTGATACATCTTGGCTTTTTCTTCGTCGGTTCTTACTTCAGACATTTCGTCCTCCTTATGATTCAAGGGCTTCAATACGAGCCGTTAGTTCTTGAACTGCTTTGACTAGCGGCATGATGAACATTTCACGCGATACTTGTTGAACACCCCACTGATCTTCGCTCCAGCCGCTGAAATCTGAAACACCTGCTGCATCCAACGCAGCCTTCACTTCTTGCGCGATGAAGTTATACATCGTCGCTTCTGTGTTCATTTCATTGTCTTCAGGGTTTTCTTTGTAACGGTGCGCTAGTTGAGCATCTGAAGAATCAAGCTCATGGCTAGGTTTCCAATTATATTTAACAGGGCGTAGAGCGTTTATGAAGGACAAGCCTAGCGTTGAATCAGCTATGTTCTTTTTGAGTCTTTGGTCAGAGGAGCGCGACCAGTTAGCGTCGGTGTCAAAATCGTTACTTACGATGTTTGATGCTTTACCGAAACTAAAATCGTTGCTTGCTCCAGTTATATCGTGACCGATTACAATTGCATTGCTGCCAGACGCTGATGCGTTGTTAGCATTCTGCCCAATGCAAATGTTTTTATCGCCGCTTGTAGTGCTGTCGCCAGCGTCTTTACCAAAGAAACAGTTTGAGTCTCCGGATTGTAGGGCATCCCCCGCTAGTGCCCCAACAAGCGTGTTGTTTACCCCGTTAGCTAAGCTGTCTCCTGCGGCGTATCCTACTGCGGTATTGAAGGTCGAGGTGATTCCCGTGTTAATCGCGTTGAGTAAAGCTAAAGCACCAACTGCTGTATTTGCGGTGTTTATCTGAGCTGTAGAAAGAGCTGCATAGCCGACGGCAACATTACTTCCACCAGTCGTTAGTTCATCACCAGCAAGACCGCCAACAAGAGTTGTTTGTTCAGCCGTAGTGATTAATCGCCCTGCTTGCATCCCCACTGCGGTGTTATAAACAGTTGTTGCTGTAGTAAAGTTTTGAGAGCCTAATGCCTCTTGACCAATTGCAACATTCCTAGCACCTAAAGTGTCCGAACTCAAAGCTCCATAACCTACGGCTACGTTGAAATCGCTAGCTGTCAGAGCATCACCAGCAAGACCGCCGATAATAGTGTTCTGGGTTCCCGTGGTGACTGACGCCCCTGCATTCACCCCAACTGCTGTGTTGTAAGTAGTTGTAGCTGTTGTGAAGTTTTGGCTCTGCAACGTCCCGAATCCGAGTGCAGTGCTCTGAGATCCGAGCGTGTCTGAGGTTAAAGCAAATGCTCCTAAAGCCACGTTAAAATCCGCATCTGTGAGTGCGTCACCAGCTAACGCACCGATGAGAGTGTTTTGAATTCCCGTAGTTATCGACGAACCTACACCGTGTCCAACGGCTGTATTTAAGCTGTCGGTAGCTGTAGTGTAGTTTTGGGTATCTAAAGCGCCCACACCAATGGCGATTGATTTTGAACCTAACGTGTCAGATGTCAGAGCGCCGTAACCGATGGCGACATTTCTTGTCCCTGCTGTAATCGCATCTGCTGCCGTACCACCCAAGATAGTGTTAAAAGTTCCAGTGGTGACATTTCTTCCTGCGTTATGCCCTACCGCCACGTTGTACATATCCGTAGCAGTAGCTGGGTTTTGTGTAAGGAGAGCATTGTAGCCAACCGCTACTGAACGACTTCCAAGCTGGTTAGTGCTTAAAGAGGAATATCCCAATGCCACATTAAAATCGGCATCCGTGATTGCATCGCCTGCTAACGCTCCCACTAAGGTATTCTGAATTCCCGTGGTAATTGAAAGGCCAGCAACGGCCCCAACTGCCACATTGAGAGCATTCGTCGCGGTAGTGAAGTTTTGTGCAGCTAATGCACCCCACCCTAAAGCAACTGATTCGCTACCAAGCGTATCGGCACTCAACGCTCCCTGCCCAGCAACTACGTTTCTACTTCCAGTAGTAAGAGCGTCCCCTGCAAGACCTCCGACAATGGTGTTATTAACTCCCGTGGTTACTGCGGTTCCTGCACTTGCGCCTACAGCCACGTTGTAAGCATTGTCTCCTGCGTTCAAATTTAATAAGGCGGCATTACCAATAGCAACATTAAGTCCATGTGCGTCTTCTGTCTGTAAAGCCGCATAACCAATGGCAACATTACCGTCACCCGTAGTCAAAGACGTACCCGCTTCATCACCCACAACCACGTTGTAGTTGCCGCCAGAGGTAATGCTGTTACCTGCGTTGACACCTATACGGACGTTGGATGTGCCAGCGGATGCGGTGATAAGATCCGCGCCATCCTCTATTGTCGTATCACCAGAAATAGCAACAGTGCCGTTGAAGTCGAGCGCGGTCGCCGTGAGATCAATCTCATCCGTCGCACCGAGCGACAAGACCGTGGCGCTTGAGCCTTGTATGAACTGGCTCGCATCGTTGAACATAATCTTGTTGGTGCTATTAAGCGTTAGGCCAGAACCGTCTGTATGCGTCAGAGTCGTATCGCCATCCGCACCAAAAGTGATGACTGCACCGTCAGAGGTAAACGTCAGGTCATCGTCAACGAACAGATCAGGCACAGACAGGTCTTGGAAAGCATCGACCATCGCGCCACCAGAGCCAGCACCATCGCTGTAAATCGCTTTGGTCTGACCATTCAGTATGGTGACAGTCGCGCCGCTGCCTTGCTTGATAATAATGCTCTGTGAGCCGCTGGTTGCGTTCTCGATGAACCACAGCTTACTGACCGTGTTTGGCCCTATAGTGATGGTGCAAGTGCTATCAAGAGTGCCAGTATATTTGAGAAACATACTCCTGCCGGGATCAGTAGAGCCATCGGCAATAGTAGTAGTATGAGTATCAGCATTAGTCGTAATAGCTTCCGTGCCAAAACTAAATGCCTCTGCAATTAATTCGAGGTTAGTATTCGTACTGGTGCCCCATGTACCTGCCTCATCGCCAGTGGCAATCTCTTTGAGCCGTAAATCGTTAACGTAAGTTGCCATTTAAGCTACCTCTTCCCAATTAGGAGTTTGACTGTCGGTGACAGCAGTCCAACTCGGTGTTTGACTATCCGTTATAGTACCCCAGTTAGGGTCTTGGCCATCATTTATGATGCCATAAACAAGGAAGTATCCTATCGCTCCCGTCCCTGAAACACCCGTGACAGAAACGTTTGCATCTGCTGCAACAGTAACGTTCCCAACGTTGGAGTCACCTTGGACTCCAGTGACAGAAACATTTGCCGTGCCCGTGACTGTAACCGAGCCAATTGCTCCAGTCCCAGCATTCCCAGTAACAGCAGCATTCGCGCCGCCGGTAACAGTAACCGTTCCGACAGATCCAGTGCCCGCCACGCCCGTGACAGATACGTCAACACCCGCCCCCTGGACGATTGTGACTGACCCGATTGCCCCTGTTCCTGAAACGCCTGTGACAGTGGCATTTGCGTCTGCGCTGACCGTGACAGTCGTAACCGCGCCAGTGCCTGCAACGCCCGTGACTTCAACAGGTATCGCTTCATTCCAAGCGCCTTGGCCCCAAGTGCCTCTACCCCAACCTGTAACATTTGCCACACGTTATATCCTACTGATTATGGCGACGGTCTTTCTGCTGTTTTAACCATCGTCGATATTCTTCTTCAGTCATGCGTTTCTGCTGAACCTGCTTGGCCACAACATCCTAAGCAATGCGAATAATCGCGTTAGACGCATCTGCTGCAGGAAACTGAATCGTAAAGTCACCAGAGCTAGACGTTTTGTCTGCACCAAAATCTAATGCACAAACAGCCGGGTCACCAGAGGCGCTGTCGTTGAAGATCAATGCGCCTCGTGCGGTCAGGCTGCTAGAGCTAAACGTTAAATCAGAAAAGTCTGTTATCGCAGTAGTGCCATCATTGCTAGGATCAACACGAGTAAGTGCTGCACCTTTGGCGGTGTAGCCAGTGCCTGATATCTCATTCGATGTTGTATACGCCGTGGTGCCTGCACCCAAAGATGCAGAGCTTGTGTACAACGCAAGATTAAATGTGCTGCCACCTGTGTTCTTGAAGTTGTGAACTGCCTCCAAGATTTCTTTTTTGAAGGTTGTGCACATTGCTGTCGTTATCGCCATTACAGACTCCTAATTATGTTTGCCATGTCAGCATGGCCCTGTCTTTCTAGTTCTGCGATCAAAGTTGTTCTGTCGCTCTTGATGGCTTCTTTGATGTAAAACGCCACAGTTGCTTCTACAGACTGCTTGAAAGCCTCTGCTTGCTGAGCAATCAAAGGATGGCAGTTTCCACCAACACTCACAATCCTATCTGCAGCAGCTTTTGCCCAAAACTCTGGGTCATGCCCTTTATCTTGGGTCGTTGCTACTAAAACATTGCCTACCTCAAGGGTAGGCGCTTCAAACAAAGACAATCTTACCCCCTGGCAATATCGTATCTATACTCATCTCTTGCGCCATAGCCTTCGCCAAGCTTTTTAAGAGCAGATATAGCCATCATAAAACGCTGCTCATATTGAGCCGCCTCTTCAGGTATTTTCAAAAAAGTAGCCGCTTCTACAAGTGTGCCATACAGCAAAGCATCAGGCGCGTTGTCAGAAAGCCAAGTCGTGCTTGATCCAGACGTTGTTGTCAGTGATGCGGGCCGATATTTGTAATGAAGTTCAAACGAATAATCAGAAGCTGGTGTAGGCGCCAAGATAAACGTGTTGTCATCGAATAAGGCGTAATACTTTGTTGGCCCAGTCGTTGTTGCGTTTGGCGTGTAATCTCTTATGAAAGTCACATGCTTGAATAGTGGATAGGTGTAAACACTGTTAATGATCAGTGCCAGACTGTATGTGGCCAAGAAGTCTGATGGTGTAGCTAAGTACGGAAAGTCTGTTGTTGCGTTACCTGTGACGTTCTTTCTGAACACAGGAAGCTCTACATTCTTCAGTATGCGCTCTTCAGCTTCTTTTATGAATGTATCAAGGTCAGCTACAAACGTAGTCTCTGCAGTTTCGCAGTAATCCTGAACCGTAGACTTCAGTGTCGCTAATGTAAAACTCATGTTGTCACCACCGTTACTGTTCCGACAGAGCCAGTTGCGCCATCTATGTTGAATTCTGAACCTATCGGATCCCCCGTGGTAGACATCATCTGATTATCATCGATGGTTCTTACAACGCCTGCCCCGGCAACCACATCAGAAGAAAGATTGGGCCTGGGGAAGCGCAAAGCTTCTGGATCAGAAACATTGTGAATAGGCTCTAGCTGCGGGTGTTTGGGTTCGTAACACTCAGGACAAACACGAAAACCTGTCCACTCTTTCTTGAGTGTGAGGTATTTATACTGAAAGCCACACCTGTCGCATATGGCAATTGCATACTTGCCAGAAGCAAAAGCCATTACGCTATCCTAGATCTTAGACCTGGAGATATCATCAAAGAAGCTCTGCTTTGATCTTGATCAGCTGCTCTAGCAAACTCTTCTTCATAGAATCCTTTGAGCATTTGAACTCTGTCAGGCGCTTTTTTAAGAGCTATGTAGTATGCCAGTCCTGCCGCCAAACAAGGATAGAATCGAAAAGGCACATCAACTGTGTTCACACTAGCATCTGCATCCTCAATACGAACTAAGCGATTGATGATCAACTGGTCTGTTGCGTTTTCTGATGCTGGCCAAATGTAAAGACGGGGAGTCAGTTGCTTATCAAGGAAGAACTGAGTCGGCCTTGCTTGAGTCGATTTGGTAGGAATGTTGTAGTACTCAGACCTACCTATCTGCTCCATAGTGATGTCTGTGGTCGTAGAGCCTTCAGTTCTTCTGATAACAACGTCTAGCACATCAATTGTGCTTGCAGACAAGTCAATAAACTCAGCACCAACGGTAAGCGTGGTTGCGCTATTGGTAACAGTCCATTGATTCAAACCTCTATTTGCCCAGTCGGCAAACAGAAGGTTCAAAGATCTTCTTGCAGTTACGCCATCGTAACCAGTGCGGAACTCAAGGCCACATCTTTCAAATGCTTCCTCGATGTATTCCGCAACATCTGGTTCAAAGTCTCTGCTTCCAGAAGTGGCCATTAATAACTCTTTATGACCTCAAGGATCACAGTGTATGTATCGCCACTACTCGCACCAATCGTGGTGAACTGAACATCGCCAGTTTTACCTGATCCTGCGTTATTAGGTATGCCAGAGAACGGTGTGTAATCATGCATACCATTAGAGTCAGGAGACAAGGCAATGATCAAAGTGTCTGTGGTTGCGTCATTCAAAAGCTGAACGCCCATGCCAACACACTGCCACCAGATCTTTGATATCGCCACCTCTGTGCAGGAATCGCCCTTGCTGTTTGCCTGAAGAGCACTGACATCAATCTTGGTTACTGCGCTTTCGCCAGTGCCATCACTGATGTTCGTAAACTTCAGGACAGCTTTACGATTGTCATCCTGAATTGTTTGTGATGTGACTGTATCAGCCATCTCGCTCTCCTATTACTGGTCAGCAAAAGCAGGCGCAGTAGTGCTCGTTACATGTCCAAAGATCTGATAGTTAGTTGTGTTTAGGCCGACAATAGTTACTTCAAAGCCAGCAGGCACATTCAACTGTATGCTGCTGTTGGAGTTTCCATCAGAGAATACTGAACTAACTTCGTTGCCGTCTGTATCTAAGAAAGTAACACCACCAATATAAAAATTAGTGTTGCCGGGAGTAACAATAAGCGCGTCCGTAGCATCAGCAGCGCCGCCAGCGTATACAAACTTAAAAACAGATCCAGCAACAGGAGCAGGAAGCGTATAAGTATTATCTTGACCACCGTCTGGAACAAGAAGAATCCTTCCACTATGAGTTGCGTTGGTTAGTGTTACGTTGCCGTCTGAAAGGCTAACTGGAGCGCCACCATAAGTGGTGATTTCAGTGATTGCGCCGCTAGTTGCGTCTTTGCTTATGGACTTAAATCCATTCTCAGATCGGACTGGGCCGTTGAATGTTGTATTAGCCATGGGTATCTCCTGTCTTGGCTAGTGTCAGGCACGGTATGCGCCTGTCAGGGATGGAATACTTATACAGCAGAAAAAGAAAAGGGGCAACAAGTGCCCCTTTCTTACTGTTCCATGTGGAACAATTATGCGCCTTGTGAAGCGAACACTGCGCGTGGATTGCTAAAGCCAAAGCTGTATCGCTCGCGGGCTTTATAACGCACGTTACCAGTGTTGAAGTCACCTTCCATAGAAGTCGCAATCGGGCTGCGCTCAAAGTGCTTGAAGCCATCTGGGCAGTCGGTCAATACGAAGAACGCATCAGTGTCAGTCAAGAAGTGGTTGACTGCATAGCCCTGAGGCAGCAGACCCATGTTCCTGATTGCGTTGATGTCGTTGTCCGCAGTCTCGACGCGCCCTGGTGTTTCCAGCAGGCGATCAGCTACGAATTGCAGTTGAGGCGGAACAATCAGCTTGGTTCCTTGCAGAGCCAAGATCATGTTTCGATCATCCACAAAAGTAGAGATGCTGATCAACGCATTCTCCAGCGACGTTTCGTTCAAGTCTGCAAATGCAGATGGACGATTTGAGAAGGTGCCACCACCAGCCAGTGGGTGATCGGTAGCCACAAGTGACTTGCCATCACCGCCAGTGAAAGAGCTAGAAAACGCATTGTTCAATACGTTTGCAGCCTTCACCTGCTTAGTGTGTGCCATGCTTCGTGCGAGAGCCTTCGTATAGCGCGCACCAAGGCGGTCATACAAATTATCTTCTACACTTTCCTCGGTTAGCGCGAACGCCAAAGCAACCGTCTCGTGCGTGTAACGCGCAGTAAAACCTTCAGAAGCTTGGTCGTATGCAACGCCTTGCCCCTCAGATTTATCACGAGCGTTACCAAAGCCTACGATCAGCACCTCTTCTTCAAACGCTCGGTCTGAAGCTTCAGTTTCAAAGATCTCGGCGTGCTCGTTTTCATAACGAGCGTATTCCATGCCAAATAAAGCGTTGAGGCCAGGCTCTAGCTCTTTGGCTAATTGTGCTCTTGAAATAGCCATTAGTTAGCCTCCTATGCTAAACCGGCGCCTTTTTGGCCGTAGATTGAGTTCTGAATAACAACAAGTACGTTGGTATTCGCCGTGGCGACATCTGAGTTTTCTGGATCAGCAGAAATATCAATCGCCTTAATTGGCAAGCCAGCTGTGGTTGCACCCGTAGTTACATCTAGCTCAGCGCCAGAGATACCTGTAACGGTGCTGCCAGCACTGGTGTACACGATATCGAAGTTGCCGAAAAGATCAGCGACTGGGAATGTGTCATCAGCCTGGATTTCATACACAACATTCGGATCATCGATAATGAAAGCGATGATGTCCGAAGCATTGGTGCTTGCAGGGTAGAAATTGCTGAACTTCTGCTCACCCGTTGTTGGGTCAGTAAAAGAGCAGCCGTTGAACACACCAACGATAGGCACAGTGCCTCCGTCAGCGTGAACCTCTACCGTACCACCAGTAACTTGCATAACCATATCTCCTTGGAAGATAGCGGTTCCGTAGTTAGCGGCGATTCGATATCGGCTTTGTCCGCCAGTGAAGGGGCCACCCCCTATCATCCGAACTGGACGCATTCCAAAAGCGGCATCTTGATTTGCCATTTTTGAACCTCCTAGTAGTTAAACACAATCAAAATGAGGCTACGTTGATTTGTTGCCTCGCCCAAAAGATACCTGCGTCTTTCTCTCTTTCGAGATTGGCATCGCAGGGTGTTCTTCGCGCATCAGATCGTTATCTACAGCATTCATTTGCTGATCGGTCTGTTTTGCGAAGTAAGCATTTCGCTCTTCCACAGTCTCTTCTGGAATTTTGGTAAGCATCAAACCACCGACACCGACTGTTCCTGCATGGTTACCATTATCGATAACCGGCAAGTCATAGCCTGAAACTTCACTTGGGTGTACAGGTTCGTACCCCTCACGAAATCTCATGTGCACGTTAGTCTTATCTGCTTCACCCCGTATGTGGGTTCGCACCCAACGATACCGCATCCCTTCAGGAGCCTCTGGAGTTTCCAATACTTGAGGTGGAGTCCATGGTTTTCTTGCGGCCTTTGAAGACCGTGAAGAAGCACGCCGTGGGGTTCTATCAGAACCTGGTACTGTTGTTTCTTCGCTCATGAATTTTGTAACCTCATTTTCTGTTTTGCGTATTCTTTGAACGGTACTCCAAGCTTCCTTGCTAATGCTTGTTCACTTGGATTCAGTTCAACTCTACGAGAGTTTTGATTGCGTCCACTTCCAGTCGTGCGCGATCCAGAGACAACGGTTTGGACGTTGGTGTTGCCTCTCGCGTTAGTTTGCCCGTTAAATTTATGTGGCAGTTCTTGCCGCATACGGGAATCAATTTGAGCGTAGTATTCATCAGACTCTAAGTCAACACCGCTCTGTATGAGGTCGTTATGTATGGCAAAAGCGACATTCGTCATAACAGTGTCTGTGCCGAACCATTCATTAGCAGAAGCCCAGTTTTGAGCCTTTGGTGATGGCTCTTGATATGTGGGTTCTTGATATGCAGGTTGTTGCTGAGCCGCTTGTTGCTCTTGTTACTCAGCATCAGCTTCTTGCTGCTCAAGCCAAGCAGCGTAGTCAACTTTGTACTGCTCAAGGTCACGTTGATACTGAGCCAGTGCATTGCGATCAGCTTCAGCTTTTGCAAGCAGCTGCTGAGCTTCTGCCATAGCTTCTGGGTCACCAGACTCATATGCAGTCTTTAAGTTTCTCTTGGCTGCTTCAGCTTGAGTCTCTACACGAGTGGCAAACTCACCGCTGTACGTTTCCTGCATCTTGAGATTTTGCTCTGCAGTAGACGTTTGCGTTTGTTGAAGCTGAGAAGAAAGTTGTTCATTCTGCTCCTGCAGTTCTTTCGCATACTGGAGCGCCTGCAACTCTCTGCGCTGGTAGTCTTTCGCCTGCTTAACCGCTTGGTTGATGCGATTCTGAGCCGTGCGAGCCCTTACCTCTGCTTCAGATAGCTCTTCTTCACCTTGAACTTCAGGCGCATCAAAGTCTTCTTGCACAGAATCTTCTGTAACAGGCGAGATGTCTTCCATCTCTTCTTCAGAAAAGTCTATGTAAGTCGCATCGTCCTGAACTTCTTCTTCTACGCGCTTACCTTCAGGCAGTGCTGCGCTGTTTATGTTGTCATCGTCAAGCTTTGATAAAGCTTCACTCAATGTTTCTTCGGCCATTGTTTTTTACCTATGCTGATTTGATATCGTCTGGATCAAGAATTGTTCCGATTACTTCATCGTCGTTGATGATGCGAACCTCGTGGTCATCCTCCAAAGAGAATCGAGCGCCTGCATAACGACCAATGAGAACCCAGTCGCCTTCTTGGCACCAAGGCTCGTTGCCAAACTTATCTAGATCACGATAAGCCAATGGCCCAACTTTCAGAACATAACAAATCGATGTAGCAAGATTTTCCTTGCTCACCGTGGATTCAAGCAGCTGTATGCCGCCATCTGTCATACCTTTGCCTTTGTACGGGAGCACAAGAAGCCTCCAGCCAGAAGGTTCAGGCATTCTTTCAATCAAACTTGAATCAAGCACAGATGGGTCTAAGACCCGTTCACTCACATATGCATCCGTAATGGACGGTGTTGCGATGGAATCTAGTGATAGATCACTCATCGAGGGGATCTCCTTCAATATGCAACGCTTCTTTTAGTTCCTCACGAAGGGTGCGAAGCATCGATAACTCACCCATCGCAAATTTGTAGTCCTCCATATCTTTGATATTGCCAGAGGTTATGTAATCAATATGAGATTCCTCATACTGATCTATTTTCTTATAAATGTAGGCCGCGAGAGATATTGAATCCATTTATCTGAGCGAATACGGTCTTTCAAAAACATCATCGTCGCTCAAACCACGGCCCATAACTGGCCGTTGAGGTGCTGTTGGCGGCGGATTATTGACTTGAGGCCGTTGCACGGTTTCATAAATAGGTTCAGGCCTTGGAATATAAGTCGGGAAGAAATCTGTCGGTTGCGGATTTGCTTGAGCCATTCCTGCATAAGGCGCCAAAGCCTGCATAGGTGCTTGCTGACCGTATCCACCAAAGGTGCTGCCAGAGGGCTGCGGTGGAGGGGTAAAGCTTGCTGCAAAGCTTGGATCAAAAGACTGGCCAACGATGTTGCTTGATATCGACATGTCTGGCGTACCAAGGATTGATGTTGGCGGCACATACCTTCCTGCAAACTTATCTGGTGCTTCTCCAGAAGGAGGTGGCACATAATCTGGCTGAACGACAGGCGCAGTTGGCGCTGTAGGTGACGATGCTGGCGCAGGTGCAGTGTACGTTGCCCTTGATGGCTTGCTTGCGTCCCATTTAGCTTTGTCGCTCTCGTATTTCTTTCTTTTTGCTTGATAACTTTTGCTTGCAGCGCCCATACCTTTTGGTCTGCGCGGAGCCGTAGGCCTAGATTCTAACCAATCAATATAATCTGATTCAAAAGAACCGCCGCCTGTTTGTTGTTGAGTCGCAGGTGGCGTAGGAGCCTGTGGTGCAGTTGATTGTGATGAAAAAGCTCCAGCAGCGCGATCTTGAAGCGCAAACAAGTCTTTCACCATCTTTTGATAGACTGGATCAGACTGTGCAGAGTTTTCACTGTTACCATGTTTTTCTTTTACATATTTATTCAAGGCTCGGTTAGCTGATTGAACCTCAGAATACAAAGGGCTGTTTTTAATTGCTTCTTGTTCTTTTCTTGCAGACTCAGACATCACAATGCCTGTTCCACCAAAACTACCTGTTGTTGTCTGAGGTTTTTTCTTAGCGGCAGTTTCCTTAGGCGCAGCAGTTTTCTTAGGCGTAGTCTTGCGAGGCGTAGTCTTGCGCGGAGTCGTAGGTGCTTTCATTCGGCCTGAAGCCATCATCTCTTCAATTCTTTTTTGAACGCTCTCAGAAATGTCAGGCATGCCTGAATAAGATTCACGCCCCAATTCACCTATGCGCGTGACTGGTCTTTTTCTGGCAACAGGTTTCTTGGCTGTAGGTTTTTTGCGCACAGGTTGAACTGCAGGCTTACGACGAGCAACTGGCTTAGGCCGTGTGGCTTTGGGGGGCACCGGTTTTTTCTTAGCGACAGTCTTCTTAGGGGCAGGCTTTTTAGGCGCAGGAGCTTTCATTCGGCCTGAAGCTATCATCTCTTCAATTCTTTTTTGAACGCTCTCAGGAATCTTAGGCGTAACAGGTGGAGAAGGCCGACGCACTTTGGCGCGGCTTCTTCTTGTAGGCGCAACACGAACAATAGGCTCTTCTTTGGCTACTGTCTTTCTAGATCTGTTTCGTCTTCCGCCGCGCATAATTAGTACCTACCAAAAGGACTTTGTGAATAATTGTTCTGCATCCTAGGGTATCTAGGCATTGGCCTTTGTTGAGGCTGTTGAAACTGTTGATATCCACCTTGTCCAAAACCACCGCCATATGGCCCTTGGTTCATATAACCACCGCCAAAGCCGCCTTGACCACCCTGGCCGCTCATCATAGAGAACATCTGCATCATTTGCTGCATGAACTGCATCATCTGTTGCATGCCTTGTTGGTTGAACTGTGGTTGTTGTTGCACTTGACCAAATTGAGGTTGTTGACCTAATTGTCCTCGGCGAGAAGCTTCTGCGCTATTGTTGTCACCAGAAACTCCTAGTTGACGAGGTTGTTGAGTAAAAGGCTCGTTAAATTGAATCGGTTCAGGCCTAGGCACAGGCGTAACGTTTCCAAGCTTAGCCCTCCTATCGGAGTATCCTCCAAGACGTGGAGTCTCGCCGACCTGACGCATAAACTTTCCCCTGTTATCCACAGAGGGGCGACCAAAGATATCCCTATCCATACTAGACATCAGGGGGCGAGGGGGGCGCGTAGGCCTAAGCGTAGGCACTCTAAAATTAAACGTATCAGGATCGTCAATGTAATCTTGACGATTGGGCGAATAGCCTTGAATAGGCATCAAGCTCATTAGAAGATTCCGCTGAACTTCTTGCCGCGAATCGCTGCACCACCACCACGCATCTCACCTGCGCCGTAAGGAGCAGAAGAAGTGGGCGTAGCTACAGACTCGCTCTTTGCATAGTTCACCGTACCCTGATCTTTGATAGACACCTTGCTATCAGTGACCTTTGGCTGGGGAAAACTCGTTTGACGCTTGATCATGACTTCTTACCTTTTGGTGTTGATTTGGCTTTGGCCTTTGGAGCAGCCTTCTTTTTAGGTGCTGCCTTCTTCTCTGGTGTTGGCTGCGCAACTTCTTCAACCTTATCTTCAACAGGTGCAGGAGTTGGCTCTTCGCCAAGACGGAGCTTTTCCTCTGCTTTGTTGACGGCCTTTTGAACTGCGGCCATCTTCTGTCTTACTGAACTCATTGTAAATCCCTCTTTTGATTTACTGCCTGAAAAAATCTTTGGCAATGTTTTCTGCAGTTTTAGCCATCTGTGCAGAACGTTGCAAGCCTATTCGCTCACGAGCCACATCGTCCTTCATGTCAGCAATCTCTTTCTGCAAGTCCATGCGCTCATCAGCCATGTCTGCAGCGTTATCAATACGCTCACTTTCCAGATCAATGCGTCGATCAGCTTCGCTTGCTTTACGCTGCAGATCTGCTTCTTTGATATCAAGCTCACGGTCACGCAGATTAACCAAAGGATCATCTTGCTGTGTCGGTGCAAGCTCTGGAACCAACTGCTCTGTTAGCTGCATAGTGATCTCAGCGACCTTGTCTTCCATGATCAACTGCATCTGTTGTTGCATCTGCTGCATCTGCATCTGAGCCTGTTGCGCAGCCATCGGATCAATCTGAGCTTGTTGTTGCATCTGCTGTTGAGTTTGCTGCATCTGTTGTTCCATCTGCTTGATCTCAGGGTCTTGCTGCGCCATCTCGCGTGCCTTGAAGTCAATGTGCTGATAGATATGCGCTTGAATCATAGCCGTGACTTGCTGCTGACCTGGAGGAGCAGAAGAAACAATTGGCGTTTTGAGTAACGCAATGTGTGCATCTATGTGCGCCTCGTGACTCTGTTCTGCAAACGCTTGTGCAGGCTGCATCTGCAAGAAGTTTGAGTTCTCTATCCCAGGCGGCACAGGCTGTGGCTGCGGAGGTGGTGGTAGTAACTGCTCAATCTGTTGCACACCCATCGCTTCGTACATGCGTCGATACGCTTCGTACATACCCATAGGCCCATGGATCTGAGGGTTCGACTGCACCATCTGCATCATCTCTTGAGCAAGCATCACACGCTGGCTCATGGAGAAGATATTCGGGTCAGATACAGGAATGATGTCGATACGATCATCGAAGTCCTGTGCTAACAACTGCTGCTGACCACTAGCAATCTGATACGGATATGCCTTGATCGGTGACTCTTTGATCACTCGTGCAAGAATATTGAACTCAACCTTTTGGCTGTAGTGCATGCGCTTGTGTATCGCGCTCATCACCTTAGTGCCGCGCTCAAGTAACGCAATCGTGGTGCCGACAGGCGCCTGCTGGTTACCGTCACCGACCTGCATATCACCTACAGAAGCAAAACGACGGCCCGCCTCCACCAACATACCAAGTAACTGCAACAACGTGCCGCTTGGTTCTTGGAAAGGCAGCGGCATCAACGCATCGCGCAGTGATCCGCCGGGTGCGTCCATATCCCTAAACGCACCAGGCTGCAGTGGCACATCGCTATCACGAATACGAATACCACGAGCCTTGAAACCTGCAGGCAAATTCGCCAGCGTGCCAGCGTCGATCAGCTGGCGCAGGATCGAGGTGGATGCCTGAGACAATCCACCAATCATATGGGTCAGACCAAAACCATAAAAACCAACACCTGGCAGAAACTTGTAATGCACAAAGTAGTCAATACGACGGCGCATAATGTCCGTTTCGACATAGTTCCTGCGTATCGAAAGAATCGTGTTTTGCTTAGGGAGTAACGTGACGATGTACGGTAACTTGATACCTGTTTCTTCACCTTGCGCATCCTTATCTTCAAAGCCAGGAATATCAAGCTCAACGTGAACTTCCATGAGCTCTGCTTCGTAATCGCTAGAGCTACCAGATGGCTTCACGCCCTGCAGTTCATCGATCTCTTCTTCAACATCCGTAGATGAATATGTCGTATCGTCAGACTCACCAGAGATCTTGGTCTTGCGGTAAAAGCCCGTCTGCTGCAGCTTGCGCACTTCGTTCATCGACATGTCAATCACATGCGTGATACGCACCGCATTATCAAGACTGGTGGTGCCATAAGGCACAATCAGCTTTTCAGATGGGATGAAACGAGAAACGGGACGGCCTAGTGACTGGTCAAAGTGAACCTTACGAAATGCGCTGCCAGACAAAGGCAAATAGAACAGCAGCTGGTCAGTCTCAGGATCGTATTCCTTCATCTCCTGAGTGATCAGATAGTTCATGAACTCCTGAACACGAGCCGCCTGTAGGTCAGTCTGAGGTGTGCCCATACCCATGACCATGGTCTTAACAGGGCCACCAGCAGGTAATAATTCTTTGTATGCTTGTGCTTGGAACTGCGTCACAGACTCGGCAAGCAACGGATGAATCACACCAGATGCGCCCTCAAAAGGCTCAGTGCGATCTTCAAACTTCATGCCCAAGAACTTTAAGCCCTCGGTATACTGATCAACCCACTCTTTGCGCGATGACTTATCGTCATCAATGTCGGCCATCAAGTCAGAATAGATTCTGCCCAGATCAGACTTATCAATGACTTCAGCGAGGTTAGAGTTGAACGGAGGGGGAATGTCTTCACGAAGATCGTCTTCGCCAAACACCATAGTGCCATCGTCCATGAGGGCGGCATCTTCATCATCCATGCCATCGAACATCAGATCTTCAGGAGACTCAGCGCCTACCTCAATCTCTTTGGTGTTGTCCTCGATCCCTAGCTCATCGACATCAACGTCATCTACACCGCGCTCTATGGCCATGGCATGCCCTTCTTGGGTTTATCTCATCTGGTCAAGATCACTCGCCTATGTTCGAGTTTACTCGTCCTCAGTATCGTGGCCACTATCTGCATACAGATTATCGAAGATACGATTCACATCTAACGTGTAATCCAAATCCGACTTACTGTAGTGAATGTGCTGAGAAGGCTTGAAGTCAGGTGCCCCACTGCCAGTCTCAAACCACGCAGGATGCGTCACTCGCACCCTGTTGTTAGGCAAAGCTACTATATTCCCAGTCCACTCGCCAGCATCAAGTAACTCCATCACATGCGATTGCTTATGCTGCGCAGGATCATCAGCGATCTCATTCTCCGCATAATCAACCGTAAACAGATACTTTGCCGGGTACATGTTGCCATCGATCTTGGCAAGCCAGGGGCATGGCGTAGCGCGATCTAGAACGTATACAGCATGAGTGTGAGAAGAACAGTCCCAAGGCTGGGCATCATGTACCGCCATAGGGATAGGCCAGTCTTCAAACGGTGTGTCCGCCACCAAAGCAGTGATCGGCATCCTCGCCCACATGGCCCCACCATGCACATTTGACTCATCCTCTTCGTCATCATTCTCACAGCCCGTAAAGATTACCTGAAAGCTCAAGCACCTCGTGGGCATCGTGGTCACAGCGATAACCATCGCGTGTAAGAACTCGCCGTGGTATTTGTCGTGATTGTGTGTGTATTCTCGTCTCACCCAGCACTTGAAGTGCGGGATGTTGCTTTGTAGGTATGGCAATTAAAAAATGTCCTTAGCATAGTCTAGTGCCCGTTCCACAAAGCCTGGCGGTTCTTTTGGTTTCGCCGCAGGGGTTGGAAGCTTTACCCCAAGTTCCTTTTGTTTTTCAGGCGTTAAGTAGTTACCGATATCGTCTTGCAAAGCTTCAAGCTCTTCTAGACGAGTCCTGTCTAAACCTATGGGATAGTAACCATAGATATCCAATAGATCATCTCTTCTTTGCTTGTCTTCACTAGTAGTTGGATTCTTTTTGTCTAAAGCATCCAAATAATAGTGTCCTTTGCGCACAAGATTTCTGAGCCTAGATCGTTCATCTTTAAGACGTTCATACTTAACGCGGCCCATCACAGAGTCACGGTCAGCAAGATCCATCTTCTGATTTACTTCTTCAAGCATATCTTTCAAGAACGGCAGGCTTTGACCTCTGTGAAAAAGCTCGTGAGCAACTGTGTCTGACACTTCATCTAGCCCACCAACACCAAGCTCTCTAGCTCTTGGACTGGTTGACTGAAAGTACCTGATCTCATCAGGATTGGGGTAAGAGCCTTGGTAAAAATCAAGACCCATTGTTCGATCTACATTCATAGCCAGTCTGTCAGGGTTTGCTTCTGGCAAATAATATGAACCAAGGAATGTTGATGCACGTTGATCTTCACCTGGTTTCGGCATGCCTTTGGGCTTGATAACAGCACGGCGACTTTGTGATCCCTCTTGATCACCTTGGCCTTGCATGCCTAGGTAAGACATAAGGCCATAAAGCCCACCATAGCGGAGATCTTCAGGAAGGCGAGTTTGAACCTCATCTTCAAACTCAATGTCAGCCATCTGTTCAGATGCCGCACGAGCTTCCTCAGACAAAGCATCCCGCAGCAGGTCTTCTATCCCCACTTGGCTTCCCACTTGGTGCTCTTAGTGCGCTTATTGGCCATGCCGCCCTTTGACCTCTCAATAGGCGGCTTGGCATCCTTCATGTCCCTGCGGGCAGAAAGGCCCAAGTCTTTCTGAGCCTTTCGAGCGCGACTCTTCTGAGCAGGCGTCATCATCTTTTGACGGGCTTGTGTGACGCCTTTGATCGGCTCTTCAGTTGACTCTTTTACAGCCTTCTCACCAAACTTCTTGATGGCTTTCTTGATGCCCTCTCTGCTGATGAAAGCAGCTATTACCGCAGGTAAGGCCATTATTTCATCGCCTTGCCGTATCCACGAAGCGCAGCACCTACGCCGCGAGGCTTGCGTGAGACAGCTTTCTTCTTGACGGGCCCGCCTTTGGCCATGCCCTTCTTGGTCATACCACCCATGGCATAACCTTTCTTCTTCATGGCACCGCCTTTAGCCATGCCTTTGGACTTCATCATGCCGCCAGCTTGCTTCTTGACGACACCCTTGCCCATCAAGATATCTTTCTGTGTTACCTTGCCGTCACCACTGAGATCAGGAAACTTGCCTGCAGGGCCACCAGCCTTCATACCCGTAGGCATACGTTTGCCACCACGAGCACCACCTTTAGACGCCATCTTAGATTTCATCATGCCGCCTCCAGCTTTGTTTGCGGTTTTTCTAGCAGTCTTTCCTTCAAATCGATTGTACGCTTGAGTAAGCGTCTCACCCTTCTTACGACCAAGCTCTTCCTTCGTAATCGCTAACTTCTTCTTGCCGTCACGGCCTGTATAAAATCTAGAACCTGCTCTCTTTGCCGCAGCAACAGACTTGTACTGCTTCCAGTCTGGGCCGCTTGATGCAGGCGTGGAACTGGCGGGAGTGGACTTCGCAGCAGGCTTCGAGGTCGTAGAGGAAGTATTTGCGGCTGGCTTAGTGGACGTGGAAGCAGTCTTTGCAGGAACCTTTGGCTTGGCGGGAGGCTTTGGCTTCGCTGGGTTTGCAGAGGAACGCAGGACACCCGTGCTTGCCTTTGCAGAATCTGCTTGAGCCAAACGCTCTCGACGCTTCATGTCGGCAATTGCTTTCTTTTCGTCAGCATTTAAAGCCCTGCCACTAACAGACGCAGCTTGACGATCAATCTTTGCTTGCTCACTAGCACGAATACGCTCTTTGCGAGCCGCTTCATTCTTTGCGATCTGCTGTTCCTTCTCTCTCTTGAGGCGAGCAGCACGCTTTCTACCTTCAGCTTCGCGTTGCTTGAGGACTTCCATCCCTTTGCGTCTGCGATTTACTTTGCCTTGAATATCATCCCTGCTTTCGGATCGGGGCATGTCGCCACTTAAATAAGTCCCAATCGTACCGAATAAACCTTTTTCCTTTAAAACATCACTGGCTATTTGCTGGCGGGTTCTGTTGTCGTATTTGGTATTAGCCATACGAAGCTCCTAATAATATGCGCGCCTATCTCGGTATACTTCTTCTTCATCCTCGTCAGAATAAAGATTGATGAAGTTACCCTGTCTGAATCTTAATATCGCCTGCGTCGTAGTGTCTACATAATCATCGTGCGGTGCAAACGGAAATGCAGCGCATTCCTCAATCACCTCATCCGCAAATACACGATCAGGCGCCCATACCATCCCAGCCTCAAACACAGGACTCGCCGCATGCACACGAGTCATCTTGTCATTACCTCTGGAAGGCCGGTAATTCACCACAGGAATTCCCATCGCCCTCAACTCGTGCGTCAGCGGCGTGCCACTCGCCTGAGCCTCAATCAACACCATGTCGGGGTTGAACTCAACATACTGCTCCTGCGCAACTGACTTCAACTCAGGGAAGTCCCACCTGCCTTTCTGCGCATCCAACAAAATAATCGCATCACCCATGCCTTCTTGCGGCGAAAATACGCCCCATGTGGTGATAGCGGAGTAGTCCGCCGTCTCCTTCTTAGAAAACGCAGTATCATACGACTGAATAACATAATGACACGCAGGAGGATCTTCAGCTTCCCATAGCTGCCACCACTCCCGCTTGATAATCGCACCCTCTTCCGACGTAGGATTCTGCTGATACTGCGCATTCCACTTGGAAACAGGGATCGACGCCTTAACTGCATCCAATTCCTCCTTCTTCCAGAACTCTGGCCACAACACATTGCCCGAATCTTCAAAAACAGCAGGCAATTCAACCACCTCCCACTGGTCAGAGTGCGTCTCCGTCTGCCGATTCAACAACCTACCCGTCAAATCCGCCGTATTCCATCGAGTCATCACAATAACAATCGCACCACCAGGCTGAAGTCGCTGCCTCGGCCCCGATGTGTACCACTCGTAACAGGAATCCAGCAGATTGATCGACATCGCGTCCTGTTCAGAGTGCGGATCGTCAATAATCAATAAATCTGCACCCCTACCCGCTATCGCACCACCCACACCTGCCGCAAAATATTCACCACCCTGACTCGTTTGCCACTTCCCCGCACTTTTTGAGTCAGAGGCCAAGGATACCTTGGGAAAAATATTAGAATACTCGTCCGAATCCATCAGGTTACGCACCTTGCGACCAAAATTGATCGATAAATCAGCCGTGTGCGTGGTCTGCATGATCTTCATGTCAGGATTCAAACCCATCACCCAAGACGGAAAGTAGATCGAAGCGAACTCACTCTTCGTATGACGGGGCGGCATGTTCACAATCAACCGCTTCAACTCACCCTTCGCCACACGAGTCAACTTCTCCGCAATGATCCGATGGTGATCACCCTCAATGAAGCCCGGCCAGATGTACCGTATGTACTCCATGAACGAGTCCTTCGCCTTGTGCTGCGTATCCAGAAGCGTCAAACGCTCCTGCAACATCAAAATCTCTTTCATCTCACCTTCAGAGAGGTGACTGAGGTTAGCCATTTCTATTTTTCATAACATTATGGGTGGGGAACGTTATATATACACTAACACTATACGCTGCGCTGTATAGGGGGTGGTGGGGTCGCGACAAGTCGCGGGCTTTTTTTGGGTGCGCGCCCTAGGGTACCTAGGCCGCTCGCAGGTTATGCAAACTGTTAGGCTGAGCGGGCGACTGAGTGGCGCGATGGAAGGCCGCGACGATGTGAGCGCGGAGGTTTAACAGTGAGGCGCGCCCTATCGATCAGGTGATGTCTAACTTGTGTCTAGGTTGTTGCGTTGGCGTTGCGTTGTTTTGCTTGTGTGTGTTGTTTTTTTCTGATACATTGCATTTGTGCAATGACGCACTGAAACAAAAGGCAAACAAAATGGAATCACTCAAAGATCTAATCGCAGCGCAAAAACTTTTGAAGTTTGAAATATCGCAAACCAAAAAAGCAAAAGAGTTGGCTGCTATCGAGGCCGCGATTGCTGCAGCAATGTCACCAGCAAAAGACCGCGCCAAAAAGATCGCGGCGCGCACTGGTCGCAATGAAGGAAAAATGCAGATCAATGGCGAGACCGCCAAGTACAAGGTCACACTCGCGCAGGTCAAGGCCCACGAGCGCACTAGTGTCCGCATCGACATGGTCTAGGCATCAACGTGCTGGGCATCCAATCGGGTGCCCATTGCGATGCGGCCTCGCATCAATTAAACTGTAACGACAAAGCAAAAGGATAAAATGCTATGACCGATATCAACACCAACGGCACCAGCTATTGCGGATGCTTCAAAATGCCATACGCCAAACTGGTCGAGCTTATAGGCGAGCCCAACGCCATGAGTGACGGCTACAAAACCGACGTGGAGTGGGCCTTCGAGCGCGATGGCGTAGTGGCCACAATCTACAATTGGAAGAATGGCCCGAACTACATTGGCCGCGGCACCATCGAGGACGTAGACGAATGGAACATTGGCGGGCATGACCTGACCGCAGCCAACGACATGGTTCTCGAACTAATCGGCAACCGATAACCTAGACGGGGGCTCCGGCCCCCACTCTCAACCTGATCCACGGATCAAATCAAAAGGAAAACAAACCAATGGCAAACCCATTCGGAAAGACACGCGACGTTGAAAAACCATATGCAACCTATGTTGGCTATCACCGCGACCTAGGCCCAATCGAAATACGCATACTGAAACGCTACAAGCAATCAGTCGAGGCCGAGAAAAAGAACCAGTACTCGCGATGGTTCACTGCAGCCAAGTCGGATGCGACATTTGGCAGCTGGGATTATGGCGACCAATACGCTGGCATGATTCAGTCCTGCTACCGGCTGCTCGATGCCGAGCCTGAGTGGCTGGAACAGTATCAGTCATAATCAACCTGGGGGCTGCGGCCCCCATTTTTTTCGGATCAACGCCAGGAGCCCGGCACCCGGCACCCAAAGCCGCAAGCAAACATATATAAATGGCCAAGGGCCGCAAGCCTGCGAGGCCGCAGGCATTGCGAACAAACATATATAAAACGCACAAGGCCGCAAGCCTGGCAAGCCGCAAGCCGAGCTCATGACGGGTTCGAAGCAAATGCTAGGCACCAAAAAAATGTGCAAATACCTAGCAAAATTTGCTAAAATCGACGCAACAGTCAAGCAATGGGCTGGCAACAAAAGGAAACAAAAGGATGAAAGTATCAGAAGCGCGCGCCGCTGTAGGCGGGCTGTCACAAACTAGCAAGATGCCTTGCAAATCTTGGGGAATTAGCGCCAAGGAATGCAAGACTGGTAGCAAACTCGCCAAGGTAGAAGGCACGGTTTGCCATGGATGCTATGCGCTGAAGGGCGCGTATGTTTGGCCGGTAGTGGAAAAGGCGCACGCCAAAAGGTTAGACGCAATCTTCACTGCTGGCTGGGTCGATGCCATGGTAACCGCCATCAATGGCGACGAGTATTTTCGTTGGTTTGATAGCGGCGATATCCAAAGCGACGAACACCTAGCCAATATCGTGCGCGTAGCAATCGCGACACCAAACACCAAGCATTGGCTACCCACCAAAGAATATCTAATGGTAGCGCGATTCATGCGCAAGCACGGAAGCTTCCCAAAGAATCTGATAGTGCGCGTATCGTCACCCAATATTGACCAAGCACCTATCAAGCACTACCAGCACACAAGCACGGTTCACATTGGCAAACCGTTTGGCCGTGAGTGTATCGCGTACAAGCAAGACAACGAGTGCAAAGATTGTCGCGCATGCTGGAATCCACGCATCAAAAACATATCTTACAAATACCACTAAGGAGACAAAAACCATGGCTATATGCTGGAAAAACGACATACATGCGGAAGCAATTTTTACTTTCGCAAACCACGAGCAAGAAATGGGAGAGCAGAATTTCAAGCTTGACGTGACCGAGTCAGAAGATCGGGTGATCTATAACCTCATACAGTCAATGTTTGATATCAATAGCGTTGATGAATTAGAGCTAATGAGCGATATCGTAAAGGTATCGTTCTGCTTTTCTGATGGCACGAGATACCCGCAGAAAAAGCTCACGGAGAAAGAGGAGGCGCAATTGTGGAAGCTTCCCTTTATGAAAGCTTTCCTTGCACGCAATGGCAAGTACTACTTCGACGAGGAGCAGCGCGACGAAGTCGAGTCATCCATCAAGGAGTTGCTGGACTGCTGGAGAGAAGAAATATGTTAAAAACCTATTACGTTTCAGTAGAAATCAAAGAGGTTCACACCTACGAAGTGAAAGCTAATAGCGAGGAAGAAGCTTACAACCTGATAGACGATGCCAGCCTAGAAGAACCGACCTATCCGGTAGACTTCAATACCGGCGAGCCAATACCTGGCGTCGAGTACGGCGATTGCAATATCCGATACATCTACACATACACGGACATCGAGGCGGGGGAGTAATCCCCCAGGCCCTCGGGCCCGCCGCCGTGATCCGCGGATCGCCCAAGGCCGCAAGCCGCAAGCATATATATTCGATCAAGGCCGCAAGCCCGCAAGCATGCTTAAAAAATCGCAAAAGGCCGCAAGCTCTCAGACGCACGCACGGCCCCGTACAAGGCCGCAAGGCCGCAAGCCTACGCAAACCCCTAGGCGGGCGGGAAAACGCCTCAAATCAAACGCTAGACCCCTTGTGAGAGGGGTGGGGAGCGACTAACCCCCACAAATCCCCACATTTTGGAGCATTTTTGTCGGCACTCATAATTCTCTATTGACATAGAACGCCAAAGCATTATTATCGAACGCGCATAGCAAACAAAAGGAGAAAGCATATGCCACGCAACAACAAACCATTCCAACCCAAAGACCTTGACCCTACGCTTGCAGCGATAGAGCCACGCTCTACCATGGAACTCAAGAACCTCAGTCACAACGTGACCTTCTCTGAGGAAACGCACTGCTTCCGAGCATCTGTCTACATCAACGGCAAGCGCATGTTCTCTGTGTCCAACGGTGGCAACGGTGGCCCGAACTTCTACTCACCATCTGATTTCGGCAAAGGCAAAGAAGCTTTTGATGAGGCCATGGCAATCGCCCGTGAAGAGGCCAAGCAATACACACTCAAGAAGATTGAGTTAGGCGAAGACCTGCAATGGGCGATAGATGCATTCGGTGATGGAAAGAGTGACGAGCTAATCGACTGGCTGATCACGGATCTGATCAACGAACAACTAACGCTAAAAGAAATGCGCAAGACGTTGAAGAAGAAAGTCGCGGTCTATGACCCCAAGAGCAACGACATCTTACAGCTTGGCAAAGACAAGCCCACCGATGAGATCTTAGAGAAATACAAGGCTCACTTTGTCTTGCAGCGCACTGACAAGAACGCCAAGGATTGGATATGGCTCAACATTATCCCAGAGGCGGAAGCATACAAATACTGGAGGACTGCATCATGAGTTCAATCGACGGCAAGATTTCTTGTGACCGCTGTGGTGAGTACAACCATGAACGTAGCATGGTGTTTCACGGCACCACCGCGATGTGCATTGGATGCGATGACGAGGTCGAAGAGTTGGAAGAGATGTACGGCCTGAACAAAGAGCAAAGGCTTAGCCGCCTTGGTCTTGCCACATCGATTCCTGACGCCAATGTTTCTGGCACCACCGTTGCTGACGAGGACATCTTCTTCGCCTGCGACGAGTGCGGCACGATGACTGCTGAGCACATGCTTGCATCAATCAACACTGACACGGGCATGCGTAACTGCTGCCCGATGTGCTACAGCGAATGCTACGAAGATTCTCGTGGTGTTCTGACTGAGTACACCATCAGCTACCTTGAAGTAATCAAGCACGAAGTGAAGGTCACAGCCATGAGCCGTGCCCAAGCGGAGCGCATCACGTTGTCTGGGAACAAAGAGTTTGCTTTGCGCACAACCCGACTGCCTCAGACCATTGGCAAATCAATCGTGATGGAGCCTTGATCATGGAAGACCTCATCTCATCAACAGATCCCTACGAAAAAGAAACTCGTGGGGGCATGAGAGCCAACTCATCCACGATGCACCAACACAAAGTTGAGCGTGAGTTCACATGCTTATGGTGTGGTGTGAAGTTCATGAGCACGCAGTCATCAGCCAAGTACTGCTGTCAGGCGCATCGAAGCAAAGCCTTTCGAGCGGTTAGACGCATTGATAAGCCAAGGCGTATCACTCAACTGAGGCGTAGAGGCAAAGGTTTCAGACCACCGATTGCGTTGGTTCGTTACCATTCGTCCTCTTCGTCTGGCTCTAAATCATCCTCCTCATCTTCTTCGTCCTCCTCCTCCTCACCTAAATCATCCTCATCACCTAAATCATAATCCTCACCTAAATCCTCTTCATCCTCACCATCGAGGGGCTCCGCTGCGGGCTCCTCATCTTCCTGTTCCTCGAACTCTGCATCCTCAAACTGTGCCTCTTCAACATCATCATCAGGCACATCCTCAACATCAATCACGCTGTCATCCACCACTGCAGCGCGCAAGCCGGGCATCAGCTGATTTTTGTCGAGCAGAGCATTCAACCTGGCCTCAACTTCTGATCGATCCATTTGGTCGATTCGCCCGTGCTTGATCTCTTTCTTCTCAACCATCAGGCCCGCAAGTTTTGCTCTACCCAACTCTGCTGTGACGGCTGCACCATACGATCCATCTTCAACTGCCCTGTCCCTTATCATCTGCAAGTCACGCGCAACCTTCTCAAACGTAATCTCATATTTCTTCTGCTGCGCCTCTTGCAGTTCACGAATCTTCATCTGCACGTTCATGTATCTGGGATCATTCAAAAGCACATACGCAATCTGCCGTGGGTTTGAGTAACCTGCTCGATGCGCAGCTTCTGTGTTAGTCAGATCGTGATACACATAGTGCTGAATGAACGCCTGCTGCTTCTTGGTGAACGGCTTCTCCTTGTGCCGCTCTGGCAGACTACGCTTTGGATTATTCAACATATCGACAGCTTGATTCTTTGCCATACAAAATCTCTTCTATGCGCCCTTGTTTGTCATCCTACAAAAAATTTTTTTTCTTTTCTTCCCCCTTCCTCAAAGAGGGGAGATCGGGTTATCCCGAAGGGGAGATATTTCATATATCTCTCCCCCTCTTTAGAGGTGACCCATGTGACCCTTGACCCACCTTTTAAAATCAATGACTTAGGTGGGGGTAGGGTCATGGGTCACGAGGGTCACGCTTGACCCATGTGACCCTACCTACGTTTCCTTATAAATCAATGACTTAACCAACTTATCCACAGGGGTAGGGTCAAAATAAAAAAGTGCCCTTGACCCTACCTCTTTTGGGTAAAACGACTGTTCCGCCAACCTCGAAACTACTTTAACTTTCACTTGTAAGTTCATTCCTTTTGATCTTCTTAGGCGCCCTATTGTCTGTGATCAGCAGGGCATCTCGACCACAGTTTCTGCACCCTTTTCTAGGGTAATCGACTAAGTAATATTGTGCCCTGCAGACAAGGCACTCGATATGCCAGGGGCCGTCACTCACAACTTCAATCGGCATCTTACTATTCAAATGAGCCCCTCTATCCGCACTGCCTTTCCAGTGCCGCCTGAACCTTTTGTGACCTCAAGCCTGTACATTCGGGTCACCTGGTATACTTCATCTGATGTAAGCCCCAGTGTCTTTGCGATCTCTGCCCGCTTCAGCCCCTGCTGCATCAGGCTGACAATCTTCCGCTCACGCTCCACCAGATCCATCTGTTCGCTTTTTTCTTTCATTCGCATCCGAATCCTTATTGATTTTCCCATCCACCGCTCTTTACATTCCTTTTTCTCTGTCGTATCTTTCGCTCAACACGATGTCTCCTTAACAAAGTGTTTGCCCCGCTTGGCGTCTTTATTCCTTTTGTACGTCTTGCGGGGCTTTTTTGTGCCTGCGATTCACCCATGATTTTCTTTGGCAAGTTGGTCATTCAACACAATCCACGCCTTGGCTGCGGTATCTGGCACTACTCCGTTCCCCAAGAGCCTAAGTCTGTCCACCCTAAAGGCAGCCCCATTAACCACTCGACCCACGTCGGGTTCAGTTGCCCAGCTGACCACTCCGCTGGCGTCGTGCCCCGTACCGCCGGGTGATTGCCCAGCATCTTCTGCATGTTGCCGTTCGGCGTGCCCGCCGCGTCTTCGTTGGCCGTTGGCGTCGGCCACATTTGTTGCGGCAAATCCTTCAGCGCCCTGCCCCGCTTGCCATCCTGCTGTCTCGGCCCGCCCTCGCTGTCGCTGGCTGTCGGTGTTGGCCAGAGTCTCGCTGCCCCGCCCAGCGTTGTGCCGCGCTTCGGGTGATCTGGGTTGCCACTCACTTGGTTATTGTCTTGCGCTGTCGGTGTTGGCCAGAGCCCCCGCTCCACGCCCTTCACCATCACCTGCAGCGATGTGGGTTTGTGTCGAGGCCCGCCCTTCATGCGCTGCTTCATCCTCATGTGAGCCTCTGGTGATTTGTTGTCGTCCTGCGCCACTGGCGTCGGCCAGAATGTAGACCCGTTTTCTCTGATGAGGTGCGCCAACTTCAGCCGCGCTGAATATTCCCCACGTCGTTGCGTAACCAAGTCCTTCCAGATCATCGATGACCTCTCTGAGTCCAAGGCTGATGTGTCCTTCGACGTTCTCAAAGAAGCAGCGAACAGGTCTAATTGTTCGTATGTGGTCGTAGATGTATGGCCATAGGTGTCTGGGGTCTTCGGCTCCTTTGCGCAGCCCAGCGGCGCTAAACGGCTGGCAGGGATAGCCGCCAGTGAGGACATCAACTCTGTCTCGAAAGCAGTGTGCTGGCAGGGTTTTAAGATCCGACCAGATAGGTGCTGGAACCAGCTGTCCCGTTTCCATCTTTGCAACCAAGTTCGCAGCGGCGAAGGCTTCGATCTCCACATGAGCGACTGTTCGATGTTCAAACCCGGCAAGCTCAAGTCCTCGCTCGATGCCACCGTATCCAGTGCAGAGACTGAGGACGGTTGGTAGTTCTTTGGTACAATCCACATCAGACATCTGCGCTCCACTTGAGTTTCTGCTGCAGCGGATGGGTGTCCACTCTAGGCCGACTAGGTGTATTCCACCCTCGATTTGCAGTGCTTGTCTGGCCAACACACCGCCATCCTGCGCCTCGTAAGCTGGCTCCGCCCTCTGACTCTAGCGTGTAGGTGATCAAGCTTGTGTATCCCATCGCTCGCGCAGCTTTCCACGCTGTTGCGTAGAGCATCGAGCAAGCGTTTCTCGTGCCGTCTGTGCAGCACCGATTGACCTCAAGAGTCCAGCCATCATCAAGATGCCGGGCCACAGGCCTGCCGACTATGGCCACACCTCGCACCACATCTTCCTCTGACACAGCTACACAGAACTTTGCACCAGGCACCGGCTTATGGTGTCGGTGATGCTGCTCCACAAAGGCGTTTGCTTCATCCAAGTTGATGGGGGTGACAGAAAGCTTGCTCATACCCCGCACATCCCGTCGCACTCGTCACCAAAGTCCATCACAATCTGATCCTCTGCAGGGTCAGCCAGGTCTGCTTCATCAAGCGGCACAAGTGATCGGTGTATGTAGATCTTGCTTGTTGTGCCACGAAAGTCATCGCGTATGTGTTTGTCCACAGCCACCGCCTGCTCCCATGACTTGGGGTCATTGGCTTTCATCTCACGCCAGGTTGCGTTGTCATGATAGGGACAGAACGTGCATGCGCTTTTGCGCGGCAGTTCGTTGTAGCCGTTGTCACGCATCCAGCGCAGGCAATGCCACCGTGACATGCGGGTTTCGATCAAAGGCCATCGGTTGTTGCACCATTTCTCTGGCGCGTCCTTCATCCTCTGTATCTCGTCGGTGCTGATGCCTATCCACTGCTCGACTGTGTCTGCTGGGATACGCTGGCGCGGTTTGTAGCCTGCCAGTTCGCGTAGCTTTCGTTGGATCGGCGTGACTTTGTAGTCGCGGGTACATTGACGCATCAAGATACCCTCGCCTATCCCACTTGGTGATGCGGTAAAGAACGGCGGTGATGCGCTTCTGTTGTTTGGGTCCATGACATCTTCAAACAGACTGCCTCGTGTGACGCGCAGCACCGGGAACGGCAGCTGGCTTTCTAGCCAGTCAAGCCATTCGTATATGTGATCAGGTTCCGCTTGTGTGTCTGCGAAGATCGCGTAATCAGGCATGGGTGTGATCTCACCCTTCGCCGCCATCAACGCCATCACGCTCGACTGTACACCTGCGCCCAGACTGATAACCGTGAGTTTACTCATATCATTCCCAAGGCTTTGTCATTTCATTTGATTCCAGATAGTGCCACACAGCCATGCCAGGCTGAGCGTATGTCTTGACCACGCTGCCCTTATACTTCTGCACATACGACACTGCTTTTTGAGAAGCTTTGTTACCACTGTTCATACCAGCGGCGCTGAGTGCTTCTCGCGCCAACACTTCAAGTTCCTTGCGCAGATAAAACTTTGTGCTACTCATCGCATCAACCACCACGCCCGCTATCTTGACCTCATCCTCCTCGCTAAGTTGAGGCTTGACGTTGCGCGGTGTGAAGTCGTTGACTTTCCACAGGCCATCATTGAAGTCGAAACTGGCCAGATGTTCTTTGGGTTCCATGGCGTTACGCGCTTCGTAGAAGACAGACACATCGGGCTTCTCGCCGCTGAGCTTGATGCCGCTATCGAACCAACCGGCGAACACGCTGCCGCCTCGTGCAGACATGAATGACTTATCATCTGCCCGTTCTTTGCCTGTATGGTGAGCGATGATCACGCTGATACCGTGCATCTCTATGAGCATATCGACACGATCAAGGAGTTTGCGTATCTCTGTGTTGGAGTTCTCCTCGCCATCAAAGAAGTTGATGATCGGGTCTATCAGTACGATGTCGGGTTTGTGAAACGCTATCTCATCTGAGAACGCTTGTATGTCTTGGTCTTTCATCAGGTTCTTGCGTAGCCTGCCACTGATGATCAAGTTGTTGTGCCCCATCGATATCAGATCTTGGTCAAACTCAAAGCGCCTGAAGTAAGTATCGATCCTACGCTTCAAGAACTCTGCGATGATCTCTGCTTGGAACCACATCACCTTCAATGGTTTGCTGAATTCTTCGCCCATGAAGTCTGTGCCAGTGGTCGCCCCTGCTGCGAAGGCGCCAAGCCAGTTGGACTTACCTATCTTTGGCTTACCTAGGAGCAGCACTCGGCTCTTCTGGAAGATGAATGCATCACCCCAGAACTGTTCGATGCCATCGTCGGTCATGTCAGACCATGTGTCTGCACTGAACGGTTGCAGTCCTAGCGGCCCTGACTGTGCCTCTTCATCTCCATCGCGCTTGAGTTCATCGAGCGGGTCTTCTTGTGACTGTATCTCTTTGAGATCTTCGTTGATCTCTGTCTGCCACTTCGATGTCTGCCATGCCATGATGCCTGCATCGACATCATCGGGGTGTCGTTTGATGTGCCCGTTGACGATACTGATGGTGGTACGAGTGACCTCGATCAAGTCCATGGGCGGCACACAGGATTGATTCCAGTCTTGTGCCTTGATCAGCACCTCGCGCATACCCCAGCCTTCTTTGACCCACTTGCCGACCAAGCGCGCTAGTGTGTCGTTGCGACTGCCTTGTTCTTTGGGTTCTTCTGTCAGCTTCTCGCGTATGCTTTCGACTTTGCTGCCAGTGTTGAATACATGCACTTGTTGTATGTCGGCTTCGCCTAGCAGTGGCAGGTCATCCAGACCAGACACGCCGTATGACTGATCGCACTTCATGTCGTATCCCACGCTGGGTGACACCATGATGTATCCACCATCGCCTCGGACATCCAGTTTGTTCTGGCCTACGCTGTTACGGATCAGCGGGTTGGCACCACCGATAGAATAGAAATAGTGCTTCCCGCCTTTGGGCGAGGTTTGTGTTAGTGGTGTTCGTGTGATGCCACCTGCATCGATCCAGTTCACAGCATCGTCTGAGTCTGCATCGACCACGGCGAAGGATATGCCGGTGATTGCTGCCCAGTTAGCGGTGGGATACTGAGCATGCCACTGGGTGATCTCATCCTGTGACGGCTGAATCTTTTGATAGTGCTGCCATTTGACTCGTGGTGTCTTGGCCCACTTGGCCTTGAGATCTTCCTCGGTATCAAACGGATGACGTTGTCTGAAGTATTGTGGCACCACCTCGCTGGGTGAACCGCAGGGGATGATGTGCATCCCGTGCTCCCACATCGTGTGTAGGAGTTCTTCTTTTGCTTCGGGTGACATGGGCCCGTCTGAATCGGAAGATAAGAACGGCATCATCACTGTACCCTTTTCACCCAATACACACCGTCATCGATGCGCCTTGACTTGATCTTCATGCCCAGGCCGTAACCCGCAGTTCTGATCCCCCTAACTTCTTCTTCGGTTTTCACCGTTACTGCATCACCTACAGACATTTCGCTCAAAAGCTTTTGCCATTTGCCTGACCCTTTTGTAGGGTGTGGCGGCAAGGGTGAGTTCTTCTCGATCACATATTCCATGTCTGGCTCCTTTACCAGTTGCCGATACTATCCTGCCAAATTAATTAATACAATTTTTTTCACAAAAGGTATTGCACTTTTCTTTTGCCTGAGTCATTCTCCGTTTCGTAGAGAGATGAGTTGAGTTAGAAAAGGAAAAGGAAATGCAAAACGCTAAGTGTTTGGCGCACCAGATTGTCGGCGCAAAAAACAAAAAGGCAGAGCTAGACAAGCACATCAAGAAGCTTGAACGCGACCTGCTCGATACCCAGTTAGTCAGTGCTCTACTGGCTACAATCCATAACGAAGGCGGCGAAACCACAGACGGCCCTTACACCGTTGAGATCCCTCGCACTCATGTGTGGGACCAAGCCATGGTTGATGAAATCCTTGAGGCTATGCCTCAGAGTGATTGGCCCTCCTTTGTTACCCAGCAGATCACCTACAAAATCGATATGCGTAAGTTTAAGGACTATGCGGTCAACAATCCTAGTGAGGCTGGCCCATGGCACGCTGCGCATTCGATCAAGCTAGGTGATTCTAAAATCAAAAAAATCAACGCTGATAAACTAAAGGAGGACTAATGTCTTTACTTCAGCAGATCACGAGCACCCGTCCTTCGGGTGGCCCAATACCTCCAGTGCGGATGAATATCCAAGGCACTGACGGTATCGGCAAAAGCACCTTTGGTGCTGGGTCAATAGACCCAATCTTCATACAAGCGGAAGACGGATTGTCTTTCATCAACGCGCCACGTTTCCCACAAGCGGATACTTGGGCTGAGATGTTGGAGCAAATCAAAAGCTTGGTGACTGAAGAGCACCAGTACAAGACAGTTGTGCTGGATACCACAGACGCTGCAGCCAAACTTGGCGAGGCATATGTCTGTGAGCAGAACAGTTGGTCATCAGCAGCTGATCCCAAGGCAGGCTACGGCGCGTTCTACGTTGCCGAAGAGAATGCATGGGTTCATCTGTTGTCTGGTCTCAACGTGCTGCACACACAGAAAGGTATGAACGTCATTCTGCTCAGCCACGTTGCTTCCAAGGCATACAAAGATCCTGAATTGGAGCCGTATGACCGCTGGGAGATGCGCTGCAACAAGAAGGTTAACTCACTCATCAAGGACTGGGTGGACTTCAACTTGTTTGCGAACTACGAAACGCAGTTAATCAAGGATGGCCAGAAGGCCAGAGGTGTCAGCTACGGCAACCGTGGTTTGTACACTCGGTTCGCAGCGGCATATGACGCCAAGTCTCGTTTGGAACTGCCAAACAAGCTTGAGTTTTCATGGAACAATTTCATGGAAGCTTACACCGCAGCACTCGCTGCAACCACTAACACTGAAGCAGCTTGAGGAGTAATCAGCTATGTCTTTAGACGATCTAAATATCAATCTTGACGATGTAAAGGAAACTTCGGGGGGTTCTGCGCCGTTCCCGCCAGGTGAATACACGCTTTCTGCAGCGTTGTTTGAGCGAAAAACGTCGAGCAATGGCAATCCTATGTTGGAGTTTGAATTCAACGTGGTAGGCCCAACTCACGCAGGCCGTAAGGTCTGGGATCGGTTTGTACTCAACAACCAAGTGGGCGTTGGGCGCCTCAAATCTTGGATGATTGCGTCAGGCGGCAACCCATCTGGGAAGCTCAGTGAGGATATGGTGCGTGGCTGCATGGGCAAGTCTTTCTTGGCAAACATCGAGATTGAAAAGGGTAGCCCCAATCCTAGCGGCGGAACGTATGCAGACAAGAACAAGATCTCTTCGTTCAAGTCTGGTGCTGGCCCTGCACAACCACACGCTCAGACTGAGCAGCCACAACAGGCACCGGCACAACCTGCCGCTGGCCTGAACACGGCAAGCTGGTCGTAGCGCAGGTAGATGGATGACGATACGAAGAAGGGCATCATCATGGGCGTGTGCATCGCTGCATCGATCTACTTTGTTGCCTTTCTTCTATCGTTATTTGGATAGTCAAAAACACAAAAGGAATTGCTATGAATTTACAATCAGAAAAAACATTACGGTTCGCAAAGAAAGCATTGGAGTCACATATAGTGGCCATGGCTGCTGACAAAGGCATCAAGATAACTAAGGCTCGCGCACAGATTGCGAATGATATTGGCGTTGATCCTAGTTCGATCAGACAGTTTCTCAACGGTGAAGTTGTCAAACCTGCACCAAAGACCATGCAGAAGTATGTCGATTGGCTTGGAGTTAACCCTGAAAAGGTTGAAAAGTCTGGCCCTGAATCAAAACAGGAACTGCGTGAACAACTAGACGCAGTCAACGAGAAGCTAATCGACACTGAGCGTCGCTTGAGAGCCTCAGAGGCTCAAATAGAATCGACACGAAAGAGGTTCGTTGAGAAACGTGAGCGTGTTGAGGAACTGGAGGCTCTGTTAGCCATCGACAACCATGATCCAGACTTGGTAGACAAGTACAAGATCGTCCACCCAGACAATGCTTGGTGGATGGAATACTCTGATGCGTACATCACCATCAACACGCAAGGCGAGGAGGCTGACTTCCACTCAGGCCCGAAGCAGCGTGTCTGCACGATCCCGATTCCCAACCTAAACCTTTCATCTACTTGGCACCACAAGGTTCCACCCATACAAACCTATAAGGATGGAAAATGGGAGATGGTCGAGAGTGATTATTGGTTTTTAGTTGACGAAGACGATAAGGGTCAAGTGTGGCAAAGGCCTAATGTTGATATTGATGGTCAATTTTACCCATCTGAAACTGTTTTGGTTGAGACACGCGAGCAATACAGTGCCCGCAAAAAGATTGAAACCCAAGAGCACATCGCTCTGTTGGTGGATATCGCTCAACGTATTGGTGAACTGTACGCCAAGTGTGGCGGCTGGCCTGACAACGAGGTCACTGTGGATGTCGAGATCAACAACATAGAGAACATTTGAGATGACGGATTCAAAGGCCGACTTACTCAAGCGCATTGAAGTGCTTGAGAAAGAGAACAATGAACTTGCAAATGCTAACTCTCGTTACAAAACAGATAACCACAATCTTCGAGACTTCAACAAAGAAGAAAGGCTTCGATTGGATCGTGATTATCTTGGGCCTAGCGCGGACAATTTTTTCTTCATAGAAAATATGGGAGCAGGCATTCATGGGTTCACGCATAACGAGGATGGTGAGGAGCGAAAGAATCTATTCATCATACCTTTTGTAGGTTTTTCCGAGGATGACCGTCATTTGTTGTTTGAACTGATGGATGCCCTTGCAAAATGTTATGAATCTATGCCTTGGTGGGAAGATGGCGAAGGAAGATCTTTAGGCTTGAAAGCTGTATTCACAGACACCCACTTGGGCGAGTGGCATCCCACTAAATCTCTTCCTAAACCAGCACCAGAACCAGCGCCAGAGGATAAAGATCAATGAAAGAAGATGACTGTGAAATGGAAATGGAAGGCGGCAGTGAGGATCACGAGTACGCCATGGACTTGATCAGAAACTTGGTGAAGGTCAGCAAAGAAGATCTAGAACCACGCATCCTGTTCGAGGTCATGATGGTGTATTCACTGGGCTGGAACTTAGCTCATGGTGATCATGAGCTCATGACTCAGTTGTTGCCACAAGTCGTTGAAAGCATTGAAGATGGTTCTTACACGAATGTGGCAGAAGTAATGGAGGATGAAAGGATATGTCATTAGCGACAGAAGACTTATCTAAGTTCAAAGAACGTAAGCGCGCCGTGCTGCGGTGCATCTACAAGTCACCAGAGGACAGTTGGGCCAAGGAGTATTGGCGCAACACCTACCGCAAACTCATGGAAGAAAGAAGAAATGGAGCTCAGGTACTATCAGCGCGAAGCCGTTGATGCGGCAGTCCATTGGTTCAACACCCAAGACACGCACCCACTCATCGTTTTACCCACTGGGGCTGGCAAGACTGTTGTCTTCGCCACCCTAATCAAGGAGATATGTGAGCGAGAGCCTGACTGCAGGATTCTGATCCTAGCTCACCGGCAAGAACTGGTCAGCCAGGCAGAAGATAAACTCAAGAAGGTATGGCCATGTGCACCATCAGGCATTCTGGCTGCGGGGTTGAATCAATACGAAGTCGATGGGCGTATCGTCATTGCCAGTCGGGACACCTTGGCAACACCAAGCAGGCTTGATACCTCTGGTGACTTTGACTACATCATCGTTGACGAGGCGCACCATGTGGCGCCAGACCCAAACACCCGGTATCGCAAGATCTTCGATCACTTTGAGTCCTCCATCTGGAGAACGCCACGCATACTGGGCGTGACCGCTACACCTTATCGCATGGGCCAAGGCTTCATATACGGCCTTGAGGAGCACTTCTTTGCGGGGGTTGCTTACCGTGTAGGTATACCTGAAATGATCCAACAGGGCTTCCTGTGCCGTCTGTCAGCCTTCAAGGTGAACGATGAGGCTGTAATTGATGCGTCAACTGCGCGGGTCAAGTTCAAAGGTGGTGACTATCGTGAGTCAGACATTGAGAAGTTGGCTATGGAAGATCAGACCATGCTGGCCATCATCGATGACTGGATTGAGAAGGCGTACACCAAAGGCCGATTGAGCACTGTGTTCTTCTGTATAACCGTGGCTCATGCCGAGAAGATGTGTCTGTACCTGCGCCAAGCTGGTGTAGAGGCTGCGGTTGTGACCGGCGAGACACCAAAGGGAGAGCGCGAAGATATCTTGGAGCGTTTTGAGGACGGCCAGATTAACGCACTATGCAATGTGTCTGTCTTGACTGAAGGTTGGGACGCGCCACGCACAGACTGCATCGCACTGCTGCGTCCCACCAAGTCGCTGGGCTTGTATGTTCAGATCTGTGGACGAGGCATGCGCACTTGGGGCGACAAGAAAGACTGCATGCTGCTGGACTATGGCGAGAACATGGATCGGCACGGCTGCATAGACACCGCCCGTCCATCGGTTCCAAGCAAAGAAGACAAAGAGAAAGAGCAGCAAACTAAGATCTGGATATGCGACTCATGCGTGGCGGTCAACGACATAGATCGTGACACATGCATTGAGTGCGGTGCCTTGAAGCCAGCACCCGTTGAGCAGCCCAAGCTGTTTGAAGAAGAAGAGAAGGATGCTGCCGCCACTAGGCAGGCGGCTCAAGGTTCTGTGTTATCAGATGAACTCGAAGACCCAGTAGAGAAACACGAGCGCATCAAGAACATCGAGTACGTTTCAGCTGAATCAAAGACATCAAAGAACGGTAATGAGTATCTCAATGTCATGTTCTCAAGTCCTGGCGACTACTGGCCACAAAACATGCCAATCATGATCGGCATGAAAGGGAAGGCTGGCATGATGGCGCAGAAGAAATGGCGGTCACTGACCAACAACCATTGGTGCCCCAGCACTATTGAGCAGGCTTTGGTTGAGGTCAACCACAACGGGGCCATGCAACACATCAAACAAATCACTGTAAGAAAAGAGGGTAAGTACTGGAATGTCGTTAGAGTCCATTTTTGATCGGATCGATGAGCAACTAGCAGAGAAAGACAACCGCTTTCGTGGGCACCTTGGATTCAGCGGGATAGGTTATGACGATGAATACAAGCAGTGGATGGGTTTCCGTTGGTGCTTACCGTCTACCTTCGGCGGCAGGATGCTGCGCCTCTTCGATCTAGGCAACCGCATCGAGGATCAGGTGGTTGAGAACATACGCGATACCGACGTGATATCTATCGCCTCGCATGACAAGGACGGCAATCAGTTTCGCGCATCGTTCCTTGGCGGTCACTTCGCAGGCTCTTGTGACGGCCTCCTCAAAGGCGTATTTCCACCCCCTAGTGAAGAAGTGATTCTACTGCTGGAAGTCAAGAGCGCCAACGACAAGCGGTTCAAAGAGCTCGTGAAGCTTCAAAGCTATGAGGAATGGAGCGAAACCTATCGATGGCAGATTCATGCTTACATGGGCGCGCTTGGCCTAGAGATGTGTATGGTTGTTGTGGTCAACAAGAACACTAACGAGGTGTACGAAGAGATCATCGATTACAACCCAGACATGTGGGATAAGGCTCAAGCTAGGGCTTGGCGCATCATCACCAGTGACGCTCCCGACAAGAGCACGCGCATGTCTGAGAAGGACTGGCGCATGAAGAATGAGTCGGAGTTGTATCGCAATATCTACTTTGGTCGCCGCTTGCCGGAATCGGTCAACTGCAGGAACTGCAAGAACGTGAAGCCACTGACTGAATCAAACGGCGCCGTGTGGTTCTGCAAGCGCAAACAGAAATCTCTGACGCTTGATGAGCAGCGAGAGGGATGCAATGACCACTTGTGGATACCAGAGCTTGTGAACGCCAACCATCTGCCGGGCAAGAGCACAGAGGATTCTGTGGCCTATCAGGTTGGGATCATGGAGTTCTACAACTCAACGTCTGAGGTGACGGGTGAGTATCACTACAGCAGCACAGAGATGCGTGAGTTATCTAAGGCAGACTTTGAGGCGGGCTTGATGATGACCGGCGAAAGCGTGAGGCGTGAGTTCCCTGGTAGCTACCTTGAGAACGTTGATGAGCGCAAGATGCCGTTCTAGGCCCACTCTCGTGGGTCTTTGATGATCAGTATCTTGAGGCCGGGGTAGAGGGCTTCGACAAGCTTCTTCTTGAGGGTGAACACCTGGGTGATGATGCCCTTGGTGTCCTCTACCACTACCTCGCCATCGCGCTTGTAACGAAAGTCCGCAACGTATGAGCAGATCTTTTTGTCTTCACCCTCGACGGTGATCACGCATGGGAAGTCTACTTGGACTTCAAGATCAGTGATCTCACCAGCTTCTTCGTAACGCTTGAGTATCTTGTACCGGGCTGCTTCGAGTTTGGAGTCAAAGACAATACCATCGTACTCAGTCTTCTTGGCGAAGTACTTGCTCTTGCCTTTCTTTGGTGCCCGCTTCGGGATCACATCAACTACCACCCATCAGTTTTTCTTCTTCCTGCTGGCGCAGGAACTGTGATGCACGATTAAACAAGGATGGTATCTGAGGTGCAACAGGTGGCGTAGCCGCTGTGCTAGGCTGTGCAGGCGCCGTTTGAGGTGCAGGCTGTGGCGCAGAGGCTTGCTGCAAAGCCTCCATTCTGGCGGCTTGTGCTTCAGCGTCAGCGCGTGGCCTGAATGGAGCGCCCTGGAACTGTCCAAACTGCTCTCCAATTGCTTGAAAGTCTAAAGGATTAGATAGCTTGTTTTCGTTTCCTTGCAAAGCGATGGATATAGTTTCTTTACTTGGAAAGAACGCTTTGAATCGACCTGACATGACCATGCCTAGGTTTGGTGTCTTGGCTTCTTTTAATGGCTTTATAATCTCAGCAGTAGAAAGCCCAAGCGTTTTGGCGTCTTCAATGGCCATGTTCAGATCGCGCAGCGCCTTGAAACGCTGCTCGTTTGCAGTGATGAAAGCTTGAGTGGTGGTCTCTGCGTCAACATTGCCACGAGTTTTTGCTACTTGGTTGAAGATACCGGCAGCGTCACGGACGTTTCTTGCAGCTTCAAGTGCGCGATAGTACAGCACACGCTCAGTGCGAGGCTTGATGCTTTTGACGCCAGTCAAAGCTTCTGTAAATTCTTGCACTGGGTCTAAACGGTAACCTTGTTTACTAACACCAAGTTGTGCGTCTTGTGTGGCAACAGAAGCAACGGCCCGTGGAAAGTCTCTGAGAGTGAACGACAGAGAGCCAGGGAAAGGCGATGTAGGTGTTGTTGTTAGATCTACCGGGCTGAATCCTGGCATCAAGCCATCTACAAAATGTGCAAATCCTTTGCCAACTTTTGTTCCAAGCGTATCTGTTTCTCGCCAAATTGGTCTGTTAAACGTTGTGTTGTTTCTTAAAATGTCTAAAGCTTTTTCTGAAACAATCGCTTCGCTCATGAATGGCGAAAAGAACTCTGCACCTGCATCTAACGACGCATCAAAAGCTATTTTACTTAAATCTTCTTCCTTCGTAATACCGTTGTTCACCGCATTGAACACAGCGGCGGCAGGCCTGCCAACGTAGTCATACGGATTGGTATACGAAAAATTATAGAAGTCTGTGACCTTGCCATTCTTATCTGTGGCGACAGGTATCAACGTTGAGTTTCTATCCCAGTCAGCAGCCATAGATCGCTTGTATGCATCAATTTGCTCTTGATCCGCACCAGTGAGAAGCGTTCCTGCCTTCACCAGTGAAGCCGGTATCGCTGCATTGACTGATATGATGCCAGTCAGTCGCTTCATGCCTATTTCACGAAGCTCCGGCGACTCGCTTGCTAGTTCCTTAATGCTTCTACCAAGAATGTTGCCACTAGTCCTGATCATTTCAGCAGGAAAGGCAACGAAGTTTCCAAACGGCATTTGGCGCAAACGCTTGATGAATTCTGGAACACGCGCATAGTTTGGCACAGTGTCTTTAACTATCTCCGCAGCTTCACGCTTCATAGCAATTTTAAGCTGTTCCGGCGTTAACTCAGACGGTCTTATGACTGGATCAAACTCAGTAAAGTTTCTGGGATCAGACACAGGTAGCGCAGTGTTTGGGTTCTTGGCAAATATTCTTTCAAGACGCCCAAGTTCCATCTCAAAACTGTATGTCTTCCACACATCATCAGATGCTTGATAGAGCTTAGCCGCAAAGCCGTTCTGCATTCCTTGAGCTTTTTTGAACAACTTACGAGTCGCGCCTGAGCCAAGACCTGTACCTTCGGCGGCATCATTGAGCAGCGACTCAAACTCACCAATCTTGGCGTTCGTGTTGATCACGCCTAAGTCAACAAGCTCATTGTAATATTTTTGCCTTTCAGCAAGCGTCATGTTTGCTTTGCCTGGCCCGGTCAACCGCTGATTCAAATTGCTGAATACTGTTGATACAGAGTTAGCCAAAGACTTTGAGTTGCCAACGTTTCCATTGGCAAGCGCAAAGAAGCCTGCAGTAGTTGCGTTTCGTATTTGAGTGATCGGGCTGTAGACAGTCTTGGCTATCTGAGACACGCCCTTTAGGCCTAAGAAGGTTGAATACAGTGGTATGCTTCCTTTGGACAAATCAAACACATCGCTACCACCCTCAAGTGCAGTTTTGTATTCATTCTTTATGTACTTACCGGCAAGCTGTCCAAACCTAGCTTTTTGAGAAGCTGTAATTTCTCCAAGTGGGTTACCAGATTCAGCACCCACTCTTGAGTACTCTCCAAGCCGTGCGTTTGGTGGGATCGTATCGAATATAAACTTTGCACCTTCTGGAAGCTTGGCATTGTATTGAATTAAGTTGTTGTAATACTGAGACTTTGCGATGTGCTTCGACATGATATCAACAGTCTCAACCATCTTAGTGCGCAAACCAGCTTCTTGTTCACCGATGTCCCTAGCTCTGATACGTTCTGGACGAAAACGCATCATGACGTCTTTTGCGCCTGTATATTCGCCAAGAAAGTCCCTTACTGCAGGCAGATCATCTAGCTTTCTACCTTTCAACATTCCTTGAGACACACCTTTTAGTGTTGCTGAGTCAACAACATCTCTTGGTTGCATCTTAGCGTTGTTGAAGTTGCCTTGAATCATACTGTTCAACAACTCTCTGGCTTGATTTTGATCAAGCTGAGCAGCCTCATCTAAGCCACGGCTTGATTTAACAAGCTCTTCAACGGCAAGTTCTGCTTGCTCTGCTGTAGGAGAGTAATTGGTATCTTTCAGTGCGCGATAAAGACGCATGCCGTAAAACGTTTTGTTGTTACCTATGGTTTCAATCAAAGCGTTTTTTGCTTCATCGCTTTGAAAACCATCCTCTAACATTTCTTTTACAGACGCACTCAATCCATCGATCTGTTGCCTAAGATCACTGGCGCCTTGAAAAAGACTTAAATCTTTTCTGTTGCCAAACAAACTCTTCGGCGTGTTCTGGGCAATGATGTCATCAATTTCTTTTAACTTGTTTTCAGCGGTTCTTTTTATGGTATCTCGGCCCATACCAGGCTTCATGCCTGTGGTTTCTGCAAACAAGAAGTCATTCAGCGTATCAAGAACTTGTGACTTGTCTTGATCGTTGAACAGGCCTTCGTTCTTGTTTACAAAAGACAGAGCGTTCTCCATCTTTTCAACAGCTTGTCTTGCCTGAGAGTTCTGAGCCGCTATTTGCGTCACTCTCATGGCATCGTATTGAGCAGTGAACCTGTCTGGAAGACTTCCTTGTTGAGAAAGATATTTGCGCCCAACCTTTTTGAGACCTTCTACTTGCCTTTGCATAAATGTAGGGTCTTCAAGATCTGGTCTTACACCAACAGGGCTAAACGGAGTCTCTGGATTTCTGATGGCTTGAGCAGCGGCCTTTGCGAAGTCTGTGCGACCAAGAGCGCCAAGTCCTGCACCAACAGTCTTTGCCCCTAAAGATGCGATAGCAGGTACGCCAAGCACTACAGCAGCGCCCTCTGCTCCCACACGCAAACGATTGGATAGGTTTGCTGCGGAAAGCTCTGCTCCAGATAAGTCTGATGTATCTATCCGTTTGGTGGGCCCAGCTTCGAAGAAGTCACCGAGTGTCTCAACGTCCGGTGTGGTAGCAGCTATGTCTGCGCTGACTGTTGCGCCAAGCTTTCCTAATGATCCTGCACCTCTAACCGCTCTGGCGGCAAGTCCGCCGGGGGCTGCGAACTGAGCTATGAATCGAGAAGCTTTGCCTATCTCAGTCTGAGTCTCAGGTTTGTACTTATCGAAGAAGTTTCTGACTGACTGAATATTTTCTTCATCAGAGCCAATCAACTCCATTGGCAGTGTAGTAACACCCTCCGCTGCGCTAACAAGACCAGCACCAATACCTCTGCCGATATCACCTATGGCAGATACGTCTTCTTCGCCTAGCTGTGCGCCACGTTCAACGATTGGGTTTTCAGCGCCCCATTCTGCAGCCCTGCGTGCAGCGTACTCAGGATCATCGGTACGAACATCTATGGTTCTACCGCTTCCATCAGGCACAACTACTATCATTAGTCAACAACAGCTGATGGCGATGAACCCACAGGAGAACTTAACATTTGTATTTCCTCTGGCGTCATTTCATACCCAGTAAATAAGCTTAACTGTTTTATTAATTCTGGTGAGGGAGTCATTCCTGCAGGAACATTAGCTGTATACAAAGATATAAAGGCATCTCTGGCTGATTCTTGCCTGGTCAAAAGTCGATCTAAAATTTCTTGATCAGGAGTGTCTGGAGATTTGCTCTTTATGAACTCAAACTCTTGTTCCAGTCTTGGGCCTCTTTCGCTAACCTGCATAGCTCTTTCAGCAAGGTCTGCTTCTCTCAGAGCTTTATCGTACTCTTCTCCAGCTTTGAATCTTTCAAGAGCTAAGTTTCTAATTGGTCTACCTGATCTTCTTTCGCCAGTTGACTGACCCATTCTTATCAAGTCTTTTTCAGACCCTATAGCGCCACTAATATCAGTGAGCGCGCCACCTAATCTTTCTAGTATGTTGGGCTTCTTCGATGGTGCAGTTATAATAGGATCTGGTTGTTCTGGCGGGGCTGGGGCTTCAGAAGCAAGGGCTGCTTCTCTTAACCTAGCCATTGCTTCTTTGTTGTCTGGCGCTGTTAATGGGTCTTGTCCCGTTATCTGCCTGAGTTTTTCTTTGGTAGGATCTGTAAAAAGTTCTTCTCTGCTTTTTTCTGCATACTCGTCCATATCTGAACCTAACAAAGCTCTGATCTCAGGCATTTCCATCAGCTCATCAATGCCGAAGCCTTGATTTATGAGGTCTTGAACAATTGGCATTTTTAATAAATAACCAGTAGCGCCTGTGAGTGCCGCTATACCAACACCTTTTCTAATAGTTCCCGCTGCTCTTTGTCCTAATGACTTTATTCCACCTTCAGCTTCAGGAGCATCAGCTTTTCTAGATGCAGGTTTAGGCGCGGCAGACTGACTGGGTGATGCTATATCAGAATCTTCCATTTTTCTGGTGGTCGATGGCCTAGCTGATTGAGCTTCAGTTCGTTGAGCTCTTGAATCAAAACGCTCGCCTTGTCTTATTATTCTTTGACTTGGCTCTCTAGAAGCGACATTTGTGCCCATAATGTCTCTTCCACCCATCGTCCTTGGCCCTGGCTTTGGCGCAGCCAAATCAGCTTCGGTCACTTTTCTTGGGCCTCTAATTAAACTAGCTAATTTTTGACCGCCACGCTGCAACCCTCTAGCCCCAAATTGCAATCCCCTAGCAGCCAAGCCGTATTGACCTAATCCAGGCACAAGAAGCAAAACTTCGGGATTTTCTTTAACAAACCCGATAGCGTCATCCATGGTTAAATTTGATAAGACTTCTGGGAGTTCTTCCGCTTGAGAAAGAAGCGAAGCAATTATTGAATCATCGTCTTCAACCAAGTCACCCTCTGCATACCCACGAATCGGCGCGACACCTGCCATGATGCCGCCACCCTCACGCATCTGTGGTGTTTGGAACATTGGTCTGTTCATGATTTCGTTGTACATCATGCCACCTTGATTCATCGCGTTTGCTTCTGACAGCGCAATCGCTATCGCTTGCTTTGGATTTGTTACTTTTCTACCCGAACCGCCAGACTTGAGGTCGCCCGCTTTAAACTCCCTCATTACGGTAGCAATCTTGTTCTTACGCTTAGACTGCTTCTTTGCGCTCATAATTAACCTTTGAGTAATCTACACGGTAATAACCGTCTTCGCCCATGAGAACGGCTGAAGGATCAACTTTGATTAACTCTTGAGCAATGACACCTTCAGTTGGGCCACCTATGCCAAGCTGTTTAGCTGTGTCATTCCAATCCCATGTGTACCAGCCAACGCCTGGCTCTACTTGATCAACCTTCATCACGTTTTCTTTTAAGCGAATGTCACTACCAAAAAGACTTCCTATACCGCCCGCAATGCTTCCCAATGTTCCTAAGAAACCACCAGCTTTTGACACGCCAGAGCTAATTCTTTCTGCTCCACTAGGGCTGGTGTATGCACTGGTTGGGGCAAATCGAGTATCAAATCCACTAGAATATTGAGGCATGAATTGAGAGCCTTGGCCAAGGACATTGAATCCACGCTGTAACCTCATGAACGGCTCATCAGCCATTTGAGTAGCGGCTTTGTACTGAGCATCAAATCCGCGCTGCTGTATGCCTCTGCCCGCTGCGCCTAGTCCGCCAAGTGTTCCTATCTGCCCGGTCAGCATGTCAAAGCCTTGTTGGCCTAGACCCGCAATACCTTGAGCACCTGCGCGAGCTCCTTGTTGGCCAGCTTGGAATGCGCTCAACGCATCGCCAAATGCACCACGAGTTGTTCTATCAAGGCCACCTGCTGCGCCAGCGATCCTGCCCATTCTGTCGCTGAATATGCCAGAGCCAAGTTGCTGGCCAGACTGGAAATCTCTTGCCAAGCCAGAGGCGATGTCTGCACGTTGACCAGCTAGACCACCAATCCCTTGCTGTGCCTGCAATCCAAGAGCGCCACCTTGCTGTGCAAGCCTACCTGCCAACTCTTGCGTGGATATGCCT